CACAACAACCATGACTGTTTATATCTGTGGCCCCATGTCGGGGATCGAAGACCTCAACCACCCCGCCTTCTTCAAGGCTGAAACCCATTTAATGGCTATGATGTACGATGTGATCAATCCGGCCAGAATGGACGAGGAACTGGGCCTAGACCCCCACCAAGGGGTGATGGACCCCGAATTCCTTAAAAGGGCCGCACAGCGCGATCTGGAGGCCGTAATAGCCTCTGACGGAATCGTCCTGCTCCCCGATTGGGAGAAGTCCAAGGGAGCCAAGGCGGAACTGGCAGTAGCCCAGTGGTTGGGCAAGAAGGTTTACCTTTACCCCGCCATGGTGGAGTATGGCAAGGAGTCGATCTTGGACACGGCCAAACGCCTAACCTCCAGCGACAGGCAGAAGGACTACGGCCATCCCAAGGACAACTTCAAGCGGATTGCCGATCTCTGGAATGCCTACCTGATCAACCGCAAAAATCCCGAAACAGAAATCTCTATTGAGGATGTGGCTTGGATGATGGTCTTGCTTAAAATGGCGCGAGACCTAAACAAGCCAACCTTAGACAACCTAGTCGATAGCGTAGGGTATATCCGTACCCTCGCCATGGTCAGAAACATTGAATAACCCTATGAAGAACCCGCAACAACCGAACAAACGAAGGCTCTTCTTCGACATCGAAACCTCACCCAATGTGGTGCTGGCTTGGCGCACAGGCTTCAAGCTCTCCATTCCCCATGACAACATACTGGAGGAACGAGCTATCATCTGTATCTGCTACAAGTGGGAGGGTGACGAGGAGGTCCATAGTCTTACTTGGGATCGCAAGCAGTGCGACAAGAAGATGCTGCGGGATTTTAGTGGGGTGCTTAATTCTGCCGACGAGGCTATCGGGCATAATTGCGTTGATGTTAATGCAAGAGTTTTGACAAAAGACTTCAGGTGGATTCGGGCTGGTGACCTTAAAAATGGCAATGAATTAATGGGATTTGATGAAGGGATTCCTCCAAATTCCCAAAAAAGGACCGAAGGAAAATGGAACAAAGCGCAATACAAAAAAGAATATAGAACAATAGAAACTGGCGTTGTTTCTGGTTTTCAAACGAAAATTGCCGAATGCGTAAAAGTTGTTTTTGAAAACGGAGACGAGCTAATAACGACAAAAGATCACTATTGGCTTACGATGCCGCCAGTCTCTAACGATCAGTCGTGGATTGCTTCACAAGATTTGAAAAATAATTATAGAGTTAACAAGTATTTTTCTCCTTGGGAGCAGGACACAGGTTATGAGGCTGGATGGTTGTCGGGATTCATTTCTGGAGAGGGAACCCTAAAACAATCAGAAAGATCTTTTCAGGTTGATTTTTGCCAAAGAAAAACATCAACACTTGAACAAGCTTTGGATTATTGCAAAAAACTTGGTTATTCTTTTTCTGAACCAAAATCAAAACATTGTGGGGGACTTGGGCGCGGTGACACTTATTACACGCAATTCCACGGTGGAAAATTCAAGACCATGGAAATTATTGGGAGACTTGGAATTAAAAGATTTATTGAAAAAGTAGATTATTCAAAACTTGGCGTGTTGAAGGGAAAGAATGTTCCTAGGGTGAAAATTGTTTCAGTCGAAGATGTCGGAATGAAAGAAGTTGCCGTTTTTCAAACAAGTTGCAAAACGTTTTTTTGCGAGGGCTATCCAATGCATAATTGTGACCGCTTCGATTTGAAGTGGATTAAGACAAGGTGCCTTTACCACCGAATCCCGATGTATCCCAACTACACAACGCTGGACACCCTGAAGGTAGCCCGTAACCAATTTCTCTTTAACAGCAACAAGCTGGACTACATCGCCAAGTTCTTAGGCTTTGGGGGTAAGATGGACACCGGAGGATTCGGACTGTGGAAGGCCATCGTCCTAGACAAGTGCAGGGAGAGCCTCCAGAAGATGGTGGACTACTGCAAAATGGATGTGATCCTGCTGGAGAGGGTGTACCAAGAGCTTCGCACCTACGCCCCCCACAAGTTCAACTACGCAACGGCCTACGGCGGAGAGGCCCATGACTGCCCCAACTGCGAATCCCTCAATGTCAGGGTCAGCAAAACCAACACAACCGCTGGCGGTGTACTCAAGAAGCAGATGCAGTGCAAGGACTGCGGAACCTACTACACGATTAGCAATCGGGGCTACGAGAAGTATTTAGCCGAGAAGGGCTAGAACTCCCTTAACTGGGCCCCTGTTGTGCTATCGTAAATAGGACCATCTCCGTCACCGGGATCGTAGGGCCAGTACTCAACTGCGTTCATCACTATAGAGGCTGTGCCTCTTCCACCAACGCCAGCAGGAAGTGTTCTGTAGAGGGGTTTTGTAATGCTGTATCCAGAAAAATTTAATTCCCAAGTACCATTGGTTCCAAAGTCATAATCTGGATCATAATTGGATCTATACGACTCTTCTCCGTCATTGATCACAAATGTGACAAAATAATTGTCAGAATCATCGACGTATGCAGCACCTAACTCAGAGCTAAATTCTGTGATGCCGTAACTTGTTCTGAGGTACCAGTCTGTAAAACCGCATACAAGATCTGTTTCTGTAGCAAGTCCACTTGTCTCGCCATCTTCGTCGCCAATCCTCATTGTGAATGTGTCTGAATAGGAATTGCCTCCAACAAAAGTGTTTGCAATAACCTCAAATGCTCTAACCCTCCAATATAAAGCCATCACCATGTCAAGATTCCCCTCTATAAAGTAACTAGGATCGAACTCAAGAGGCCAATCTGCAATTGGCTGAATATTACCACCACCGGAAGGGAAACCACTTCCAAAAGTCTGAGGTAGCAATCCAATTTTTCTTACCGTGGCCATGAGCTATTCTTATTCTGGAAGGACTAGCTCCTTATTCCACACAACAAACCAGTAATTTTTTGCTGTTCCATTTTCGCATACGGCAAACTCTTTGGCAATTGCTGGACCATTCTCAATGTCGCTTGGAAATCCAGCCACATAATATTCATCTTTCGGCAAATCGGGTTCACCCAGTTTGGAAGATTCAGATTTAAAAAGAGCAAAAGCCTTGCCCTGTCCGTCTGCCCTGTTTAGGGGTATGGCAATTGATCCTGCGGCTCTTTCTGCTGTTTCAAATTCTTGTAGCCTTGTTTTGTATTCATCCATTGTCTCGCCCTTTTGACGAGTATCAGATGTCTTGTCGAAATCTGGATCAGACTTTTTGCGCTCTTCTCTCCGAGATTCGGCGGCGGCATAGGCATCACGCGAACTGGAATCATCTTTGCGGCTTCCAAAATCCGAATCATTAAGTCGAGAGGTTCTTTGCAAAACCTCAAAATCAGATCCTCCGGCCTTGCTTCCAAAATTTGGATCATCCAACCTTGATGGTAAATATGGTTGATTGAAATTGGCATTCCCCATAGTGCCAAAGTCTTCGCTTGCCGTTGACCTTCTTGCGGTATTAAAGGATATGGAACTCCCCTCAATTACCGGACCCTGTCCATCAATCGTAACCTTTTTCAAGGTATCAACAACCGCCTGCCTTGCTATCTCGCGAGTGTCAGGAGGGGGCGTAACATACTGGGGGTCTGGTATGGGAGGAAGCGGTTCAACTGTTGGCGGAAATTGACTTCCACCAATGGCCTCTTGGTCCGTCTTTGCAACCTGCTCCGCAATAATATTAAAAGACCGAGTGTCTTCTGCGGGAAGGATCGGGCCAGATGTTGATTCATCTATGGCCCCGCCTGAAAGAATATCATGATTCATTAGATTTTTATGTGTTGGAACACGCTTGCCCAGTGTGGCTCAAGGATGTGGGCCAAGGAAACCTCATCCATGGTATGGCAGTCTAGTATAGATTGATAGTGTGAAATTGGTCTTTTTAAAACAACATCTCTTTTAACATAAAATTGCGCCCCAATTACCATGCTTGTTGATTTTGGAATCTCCTCTTCTCCCCACGCTTTTTTAAATATGGTTTCTTTTATTGAGTGTTTCTCAATTGGCAATCCAAGCGTGTTGTAATTCTGTCCAATATAACAAACCGGAAATTCAAATCTTGGATTACCCCAAAACAATTCCATTACTACTTCAACATTTAAGGCGAAGTGCCACCAAGGTTCGGCTTGCAGAAACACAATAGTCTCGGGAAGGTTTTCATAATTTGAAATAATGTATTGGAGATAGTGTCCCGCCTCTCTTCCAATGTTATCAACAAGGACTTCTTTGTTTGTTTTTTGATTTTGAATCTCTTCTCCAGAATTAGAAAGATAAATTGAATAATTCCTCTCTTCTATTTTGGGGATAAATTTAAGCCACTTCATTGGCTCCGAATATCTGGCAAGGACAATTTCGTATTTATATTTTTCAGTTTCCATTTCTTTCACAATTAAAGTTCTGGAAGGTAAACTTCAATAATTTCCGTAATCCAAATACCCTGCTTCCAATGCTCGCTTTGACGGGCCACCTCAACGTAGTTGCCCCAATCAAGATCGACCTGTCTGGTTGCTGGTATGGTAAAATTTTCCCCGCTAGGAAGGGTTACCGGAACATCGCTTCTTAAACACTTTGGAAGCGTCAAATTAAAAATTGATTTTCCCCTAGAGGTTGTTGTGCTTTCTGATACCGATTGATTTTCAGATGAGCTTGTTCCAGTGCTTGTAGAAGAGGATGTGGAGCTATTGGTCCCACTACTGGTGGAACTATTGGTTCCGCTAGAGGTTGATGATTGTGTCCCGCTTGAGGTGGAGGAACTTGTTCCGCTACTTGTGGAAGAGCTAGTTCCGCTATTTGTACCGCTACTTGTCCCGCTATTTGTAGATGAGCTAGTTCCGCTGTTGGTGCCACTATTGGTTCCGCTATTTGTAGAAGAACTTGTTCCGCTAGTTGTGCCACTGCTTGTTGAGCTTCCTGTTTGTGATTGTGTTCCGCTGGACGTTGAAGATTGTACTGCATTGGTAAACGATTCGGAGTTGTACTGTGATGCGGTATTTGTTTGCCTGTCGCCCACCAACGCCGCGCCACTGTTGCTAACAGTGGCACTGCTCCCCCCTGCTCCAGTTGTGGTATTTGTAGATACAGTCGTACTGGTGCTTGTTCCAGAATTGGTTCCACTGGAGGTGGAGCTATTGGTGCCACTGTTTGTGCCGCTGCTGGTTCCACTGGTTGTAGAGGAAGATGTTCCAGATGAAGTGGATGACTGAGTGCCGCTATTGGTCGAGGAGGTTGTGCCAGAGCTAGTCGAGGATGACGTTCCAGAGCTTGTGCTTGAATTTGTTCCGCTATTCGTCGAGCTATTGGTTCCGCTTGAAGTGGAACTGCTTGTCCCGCTGGATGTTGATGACTGCGTCGAGGACTGTGTGCCACTTGAGGTGGAACTATTTGTTCCGGTATTGGTTGAATTTGATGTGCTTTCTGAACTATTTTCAGAAACACGCTCATATTCAACAGCGTAATAATATGGTTCAGCCCAGTACTTGGGGGATATTGTTGGGGCGTCATCCTCTGGGGGGCCAAGGCTAAATTTGCGGACATACCTTGCTTTAAGAGGCATGTCTGGCGCGGTCCTCCAAGTTGGAATCGGCTGATAGTTTTCCGTCCCAACAATTTGGAGATCAATCAAAACGTCAGGAAATGACTCCTTGCGGTAGCCGTACCAAACCTGATCCGCTGGAAGCTGGGAAAGCTTGGTGGATACCCTCCAGCTATGCCACTGGTTCTTGGGCTCAATCTCCACCGATTCAAGTCCATCAATCCCGCCAATCGCAGTAGCTGCATCTACCAATTGCTTGGTGTATTCAAGGGAAACTCCGTAACGTGGGTCCACTTGAATTCCGGTCAATGGGGCAAACTCATCTACCCTGACAGTCTGCTTGACCCCGAAGGCTTGGTTTTCAGGGGTAATGGCACTGGAGACAACCCCGAATCCCGCATCAGCTTCGGTTCCTGCCGCTACGGGTTGCCTCGAAAGGGTGGCGTAGTTGCCGTCATTGTCGATAATCCTTCCCGTAATGACAGGGCCATCCAGCTTCTCGTAGACCCAGATAACCCTTTCGTCAGAGTTGGTGGGGTTAACCTGAATGAAGGTGTGGTCCAAGAACCTCTTATCAGGGCATGGATCTCCCACATTGGGGGCTCTGTAATTGTCCACCCTTGGGTCCTTCTTTATATGGATAACCGGAAAGTCCCGATTTCCATAGCGATATTCAGCAATGAAGGCTTTGCCTAAGGGAGGATACTCTGTGGCCATAAATCGCTGGTAAGCTACTCTAAAAAACCTATGGTGGCAAGGTCATTTTCCGCTTGCAAGATTGAACAAAGCTGATAGTTTGTGGTCTGAGGCTATGTCCTCATATGTTGTGTGTGTGTGGTTCCTGTCGGGGGTAGGTTAGTGGTTTTTCCTGCCCCCGACTTTTTCTTGAAAAGATTTTGAACGAGTTGACAATTGGACTGTCGAAGTTTATTCACAACTAATATATCCCATGTCATTCCAAAATCCAAATCAGCGAGAAAAAGACCCGACCATCAACCGAAGGAAATTTGGAGAAAAAAGAGAACTTGATGGAAAGTTTTTCTTTTATTACATGAGAAATAAAAGAAAGGATGGCACTGTTTACGTTGGTGAAAAATGGGGAACGGCAGAAGAAATTGAGGCTTACAAAAAAAGAAACAGGGAATATTATCACAAAAAAGGAATAAAGGAGAAGGTTCAAAAAAGAGTTCAAAAATACTATTCCGAAAACCAAGGGCCCATTAAGAAGCTGCGATCTTTATATAGAAAAAGACATAAAGCAAAAATAAAAGAAAGCTCTAAGCGTTATCGAAATGAACCAGCAAACAGGGAAAAAATAAGAAAAACAAAACTTAATTGGCAAAGAAAGAATCCCGAAAAAATTAAACAGTATACAAAAAAATACCTAAATCAGCCCCTGACAAAAAAACGTAGAGCCGAATATATTAGAACCCGCAGAAAAACAAATCCACAAGAAAATTTAGCTGGAAGCATTCGCAAAAGAATATGGGCGGTGCTAAAGGCTAAAAGCATTAAAAAATTACGCTCAACAAACGAGCTTTTGGGGTGTTCTTTTGCCTTTTTGAAAGATCATTTAGAATCTCAATTTAAAGAGGGTATGTCTTGGAAAAATCGTTCCAGCTTCCACATCGATCACATACGTCCATTGGCATCTTTTGATCTTACAGACCCAGAGCAATTAAAAACCGCTTGCCACTGGACAAATCTTCAGCCACTTTATCCAGACGAAAATTTGAAAAAATCAAAAAAGTTTGAACATACAAACACCTTATGTGTCCGACCTATTGAACAACAACTAACTAACTAACATTATGGGATTCCAAAAGCCACAACAGTATCAAACACTTCCTAAATTAAACCACTCTGACCTCGTCAAGATCGGACCCAAGTTGCTGACGATAGCAACCACCCCGAAGACCATTACCCGCAAGGCGGATCAAAAACGCTTTCATATGATAACCCTTGATATTGATGGGGTTATGCATACCTATTTTATCCCTAACAAGGAGATCGAAGAGAACCTTAAACAGTATGTCGGTAAGACGGTAGTGGTTATTGCTTCCGGCAACGACAAGCAGGGGACCGCTACGATGGAAATCCAAGCCGCGATGGTCAAGGCTTCGTCCTTGGATAAGCCCGTGGTTGCCCACAAGCCCACAGCGGAGCCCATCAAGAATCCCGAACCCAAGGATCGCGAAGCCAAAGCCTTCCTCTGTCAGGCAGCTAATCTGATGCGCCTTTGCGTCAAGAAGGCCAACGACATTGCTGTTGAGCTAGACCTTCCAAACGAACATCGTCAGGGCATTGCCTCAAGTCTGTTCATCCAAGCTGATCGTTCTGGGTTCACCTTCAAGATGCCGATCAGTGCCTACACTCCAGAAGAACTGGGATGGGGGGCAAGCAAGGCCGATTCTCTCACAACCCCGCAACCAGAAGATGAGTGATGGAAGAGTCGTTGGCATCAAAATTCTGTACCAAAATGCGGGATCAGTCCTCGTGCAAAGTCGGACCAATCGCGAAGACTACTACATGGTGGAATTTGTTTCCGAATGGACCGAAGACCCAGCAACAGGACAATCAACCCGCCACTACACAGGGGAAATTACCTGCACTTGTCCAAGCTATCAATTCCGCAAGGAGTGCTTCCACATCCGCTACATCTGTAAACTCTTGGGCATCAAAACGCCGCAAGCAAACAACCAACTAGAAAGAGCAGCATAATGAAAAACGGTAAAAAGAAAATCGCAAAAGTCATGCGCGAGTATGGCAAGGGTAAGCTAAAAAGTAGCTCTGGCCAAAAGGTCAAGAGTCAGAAGCAGGCCGTAGCTATCGCACTCAGCGAAGCTGGCATGAGCAAAAAGAAGAAGGGCAAGTAAGCCCATAAATACGCTGGGACAAGTATGAAGATCACAAACAAATTCAATTTGCCCCAGCCTTTTGTGGACTTGGTTAGCGGGGACACCTACAGCAAGGGAGAGTCAGACATCACCACTACGGGGCTGGCCCAACCTCCCAAGATTGCGGAACTAACTAGACGCCATGCTAGTGAGATCACGATGGACGCATCCGAGAAGGTGTGGACCATGATGGGCACGGCCAACCACTACGTCTTGGAACAGATCGCCCTCCGCAACCCCGAAAGATACGTTACCGAGCAACGCTTCTATTTGGATATCGATGGGGTCAATTTGGGTGGACAGATCGACTTATTTGACCGCGAGACTGAAACTCTGTGGGACTATAAGGTCTCCAGCGTCTACAAGGCCATGAGCGATGACAAGCTGGAGTGGACCAAGCAAGCCAACGTCAACAAGCTCCTGTGCGAAAACAATGGATTCCACCCCAAGAAATTGGCCATCCTTTTGGTGATGAAGGACTGGAAGCGTAAGGATTCGGAATTCAAGGCTGACTATCCGAAGTGTGCCATCCAAGAAATCCCCCTACCCATTTGGAAGGAGGAGGAAACTTTGGCCTACATAAAATCCCGAATCAACTTGCACAACTCAGCAAAATTGATAGAAGTAGAGGATGCCATCCCTGTATGCACAGAAGAAGAGCGTTGGGCGAGACCCACAACGTGGGCGGTCCTCAAGGAAAAAGGAGCGAAACGTGCCGTTGCTAACGGCATTTATGAATCAGAACCTGAAGCTATCGCTCACGCCAAGCGAATATCTGGTGCCATTGAAAAACGGGATGGGTCAAATCCGCGCTGTGAAAACTATTGCCAAGTGCGCCAGTGGTGCAACTTTGGAAGAAACCTAAAATAAAACTATGAAAAAGAAATTCAGCAAAACAGTAACCAACCCCGAAACAGGGCGGAAGAAAACCGTGAAGTATGGGGCTAAGGGAAGTAAGATCGGGCCGATTGGTAGTCCCAGAGCGGATGCCTACTGTGCCCGTAGCAATAAAATCAAGGGTGACTGGCGGAGTGATCCGAATTCGCCCAACAAGCTTTCCCGCAAAAAGTGGGGATGTAGTGGAAGTAAATCAGTTAAGAAAGGAAAGTAATACTATGAAGAAAAAAGGACTCTACGATAATATCAACGCAAGGAAGAAGTCTGGCACTAGCCGCCCAAAATCTAAATCTACTATCGACCCCAAGGTCTATAAGAAGATGAAGAGCAAAAAGGGCGGGTTCAAAGAAAAATGAGACGCCACCCCGATGACCGCATCATGGCAACCAAGGACTTCATCAACGAGTTGTCCAAGGTTCAGGATCGCTATTTCAAGAAACTCTGCCGCAAGTTACATCTCCCCAAGGAGACTGAAGACTACCTCTTCGACTACGTCTTCAATGACAGGGGGGATGTAACATTTGGTGAGTATCTAGATTCTCTGGGTCGGGGTGATCTCTGGGAAGGTTTGTGACCCTAAACATATTCACGATTGTCCTTGATGGGGCTCCGTGGATAGGGGCTCAGTTTGCCGAGTTGTGTCGGCTTCGGGATTTTGACTGGCACTGGTCAATAGTAGAGGGGGTTAGTCTGCCCAAAGCTGACACCTCATGGATGGGGAATCAGGGGGCCAAGGTTAGCCATGATGGGACCAACCAGTTTCTTTCAGGGTTGGCAAGTCATCCAAGAATCACAGTCAACTCCCGTCCCCAGTGGAATGGAAAGACCGAGATGATCAATGCGGCGTTAACAGGTTTCAAGGAAGATGGCATCCTCCTTCAAATGGATAGCGACGAGATCTGGACCGCTGATCAGATGCGGAGATTGGTTGGCCTATTCACCGCAAATCCCGAAATAAATACAGTTAAAGTCACAATGGATTACATGCTTGGACCCAATGTAATCTCTACCTCCACCAATGGTTACGGCAACAGAAGCAATGAGTGGGTTCGGGCTTGGCGTTACCAGCGTGGGCTCTGGATGGAGTGCCATGAACCACCCCGCTTCAATGGTAACAGGGGAGAGGTTTGCGAGGATTGCGAGATTGGGAAGATTCTTCACATGGCATGGGTAACCCCGCAACAGGTTGCCCTCAAACAACGTATATACAAGGGTGGATACGAAAATGCTGTAGACAACTGGACAAGCCTTCAAAATAACAAGGAGTGGCCAGTCAAGGATCTAAAATCCTTTCTTCCTTGGGTCGGTCCCAACGGTAGTGCTGATTTGTTGTTTGACTCCTAGTTACAAGTAAGCTAGGATTTGGGGCAAAATGTCATCACTTTCGCTTGGACTTGCCATAGAGAGACTCCCCTCTTCCGTCATTCCCGTTGCAGATCCTCCTGATCTGGCGGGGTTTGATGCTGGGGTTGAACTGCGTAACAACATCAACCGCTTTCTGGAACGGGTGTTGAGCGAGGGCAAGTGGGAAGGCACTGTGGTTCAGGCACTTATCTCAGCCTACGAAGATGTGGATGAGAACAAGTTTATCACTTTGCCCCGTCACTTGGAAACTTGCTTGCGTGGCGGTCAACTGGGCTACAAGACCCGCGCCGTTCAGAGCGAATGGTATCAGTACTTACCCCAAGGGCGGGGCATCCGTAAAGAAGATCAGGCTTACTTTGGTCCGTTGCAGGACATGGGGAGTGGGTTTCTTACGTTTCGGGATTTGCTTACTCCGTCAACCCTAACTGTTTCCACCGATCAAACCGAATGTGCCGGATCTGAGATCATCATTCGCGGAAAAGATTCCAGTGGCAACAAGATCTATTCTTTAGTGGATGGAGAGCCGATTGAGGGAATTAGGTTCGACATGGCCACCGGAACCCAGACTTCTGCCCAAACATTTGCGGAGATCTATGGTGTGGAGAAGACCCTGACCAAGGGCAACATCACGCTTGCTGCTGGCGCAACCACCCTCGCTAAATACGAGGCAGGGGAGAGGGCGATAAACTATCGTCGCTATCTGGTAGACAAGAGTTGGGATGCCGTCCAAGGTATTTTCAAACGCCGCCATGTGTGGGCAGTGAGCGACAATGATCCCCTCTATCCCGACAACCTAGAGGCAATCAAGCTTGGTCTCATGGCCCTGAACGCCGAAGACAAAGCGGATGTTGAGCGCGGCCAATACTACATGGACAGAGCGATTCTACTTTTAAACGCCGAACTAAAAGAGTATAACGCAGGGCAAGAAGGGGTTATGCAAATCGCCCCTTGGCTAACCCGACGAATGATTAACATGACCTAATTACTATGGCTACAAAGAAAGACGAAGAGCCAATTAAACCGCAACCCGCAGTAAATGCTGGTGACGCTGTTGCGTCTAGTCTTTTTGGTGGTGTGGGGTTCCAGCCTATCGGAGAAACATTTTCTAATTTGGGAAGATCGATTATATCTGGTCAAAACCCAACAATGATGGCTGGTAGTGCTGGAGCGAATCCACTTGTTGCCTCTGGTGTTCCCAATTTTCCCTCTGGTTTAAGTTTGGGACCGCTTGTTAATACCAGCAGATTTTCTGGCCCTCCAAGCGAAAGACCCGATTGGCGCGACCCCGCTCAACAATGGGATATGATGCGTCCAACAACCCCCGTTGGCCCATCAACAGTTGGTAGCGGCAGAACAATTTCTCAGGCAGACGCCATTGCTCAAAACAATGCAAATATGACTGAGAATCAAAGGAGGGGATACGGCCTTCTTTCTTTGAGCCCTTCAAGTGCGGACGTTGCTATGGCGGTTTATCGTGGGGCTCCCAGTGGAATTGCAGGAGGTGTTGCCCCCACCGCGCTCTCTCCATCATTTGATCAGGGTATCGCATCATCAAGATTTGGTATAGCCCAATCGCTTAATCAGGCCCCAATGGCTCCCGTCTCAACTAATATTGCTGGTGCTACAGAAAGAAAGGGTATTCAAACAGCTTATGGAATGATCTATCCAGCAGCAGGTCAAGAGGCTGGTGCGGAGCGTTCTGCCGCCTTGGGACCGATGGGGGCCAGACTGGCCAATGTTCGACAGGAATTAAACCAAGCTGACAAGATTGCACAGATGCGCGAACGTGGAACGGCCATTGGGCAAAGCTTGGCAAATAGACAGGAAGCATACTTCGCACAAAAACGAGCCGAGCGTGGTGCGCTGGGGGTAGCGGAGTCTGCCGCAAGAACTGCTGGAGCAAGTTCCATGGATGTTATGAGGGCTAGGGGCGCAGCAAGCGGTCCCTCGACCATTGGCGGAATTCAGGAACAATTCGCGTCTTATCAGCCAGTAGTTGGTCCAACCGCCCCAACAAGTCTTTACGCCAGTGGCTCCGCCTCTCGCTTTACGGAATCACTTCCCGCTGGTGGATTTAGTTCTACAAGATCTGGCTCCATGGGTCTTAGTGGCTACGATCTTTACAGGCAACAGCAAAGGGACAAGATGGCCCGTGGAGAATCTGGCGCATTTTCAAATACCAGATCAAGACAGCGCAGGGCAACCGCAGGAATTGCTAGGTCTCAGGGTCTTGCTCCAGCAACGAACTACAGTTCTCAACTTGATCAAGAGGAATATTTTCGTCGCAGAAATTTAGCGTAATTTATGGCTGAAGAATTTACAGGAGTCCCAGCAGCAATGACGCCCCAAGAAATACAGGCTGGCGTTTTTGAGCGTCTTGGATTTGATCCGCAGCAAGCGCAATCCTTTGGCTACAATGTGGCATCCGATGGAACCCCGACTTATCCCAAGAGCCGCCGCAAGATGAGGATGGAGGAGGAGTTTAGAAAGCTCCAACAAGAAGAGCTTCAGAATCAAAGGCTCATGCAGCAAATGGACATAGAGCAAAAGGAATTGACGCTTAGAGAGTTGGAGCAGCAAGGGCGCATGGAGGATAGGGACATTGCAAGAGATGCGGCGTTGGCAAAGGCCGCTCGCGATGCAAAAATTAAAGAGCAATCCCGAAACATAAGAGCAGCGTTTCTTGGCTCAACCCTTCCAGATGGAACAAAACTTAATCCAATCAATTTAGAAGATGCGGATTCTCCAGAGAGAATTCAGCGCACCATGTACATGAATGAATACGGCTTGGAGGATCAGGCGACAAAAGAAATGGCCAACATGTTTTTGGATGATGCATTTCGTATTAGGGAGAAACGAGCAACCGAAGTTGCCGAACAAGAAAAAGCAGACAAGGCCGCGAGGGTTGGGCTTGCCAAAGATCTTGGTTCATACGGACTGAGCATTGTTGATTTTGCGGAAAATGGCAAAATAGATTTTGAAAAAGCAAATGAAGCGGTTGGTAAGGCTTATGCGTCAGGGAAACAAGCCGAAGAAGAAAAGGCTTTAAGCAAGGAGCAACGCAAATCAATTGTCACAAAGATAGATAGTGCCGAAGAGAAGCTTTTGGGCATTCGGGGCCGTGAGGCAGCGGCTCAAAAAAGACTTGAAGCAAGGCCAAACAGCAGTGAATACCGAACAGAACTTGAAGCGGCACAACTGGAGCGCGGGATTTTTGAAGACGAGATCAACAGATTGAATCGTATGATTGGTGGTGGGGCTGTTCCGGCGCAGGCGGCGGGAGGTGGGGAGCCGCAAAGCTTTGATAACGTAGAAGCGGCTGAAGCTGCCAAGCTGCCCAAAGGAACTATTGTTGTAATTGGTGGACGCCGAGCTAGAATAGACTAATGGCCATCACCTTCCTAGATGAAGAAGAGGATATTGTTGCCGCCACCGAACCCCCCAAGGGTGGTGGCGGGATTACATTTCTAGACGAGGAAGTACCAACCGCCCCAACTCAAGAGCGGCCAAAGATTACCTTTTTAGACGAAGAGCCCGAGGCGAAGACTCCCGCTCCCGTTGGCACATCCTTTATTGAGGAGCTTGCTGCTATACCGCAAGCCATCAAGCAGTCTATCGACCAACCCCTTGAGGCCATGGGGGAAACAGCAGAGGTGTTGGGAGCTTCGGGTCTTGGGGGTACTCTTCGTGGGGCTATTGAGGGACCAGAGGACTATGTCCCCGCATCACAGAGATTCATGGAGCCCCAAGAGGGAGAGTTTCAGGTTGCGGGATTTGCTCCCCAGTTCTTGCCCCGCGCTATTGTGGAGCAGGCAGGACAAATTGGCGGAGCAATACTAACAAGGGCTGGAGGTATGGCTATTGGTGGACTGGCTGGATCGGCCCTTGGCCCCAAAGGAACCGCAGCAGGTGCTGTGGCTGGTGCTTTTATTGGACCCGCTCTTTTTGAAATGGGACAAATTGTTGGACCTGTGGCCCGTGAACGTGCGGCCAATCAGGGACGAGAAGAGCCCACTACCGATGACTTGGCTTGGGCTTGGGCTACCGCTGGAGCTAGTGGTGCGCTTAATGCTGTCGGTGCCAAGTACATACCGGGAGGCGACAAGCTTACCGGAAGCCTTGCCAAGAGGATTTCGACGGCCATTGCTGGTGAAGGTTCTACCGAGGGGGCGCAAGCTGTGGTTCAGCAGACGGGACAAACCTTTCTTACTGAGCAGGGGTTTGAGATTAAACCCAAGGAGATTGTCGGAGAGACTATTATTGGTGGTGGTGCTGGCGGGGCAGCGGTGGCGGCAACGGCCCCGTTTACAAAAGCTGCTGCTGCTGCTGAGACTAAGGTGGTGGCAGAGCAGGTTGCGCCCATCGCGCCTGAAACCGCACAAGCTGTTAGTGAACAGGCCAATCAGGTAATGCAAGAGGCTCAAGCCGACGAGAATGCCGAAACCCCTGAACAACGAGTAGCCCGTCTTCAAGAAGAAGCTACCGCAGCAGCAGGAATAGAACTAGAAGAAGAAGTTCCTGTTTCGGGGTTGCCTCCTCAACCCGTCACCCCCACAGAAGGGGTTACCGGAACAACGGCGAGTGTTCCCGTGATGATCACCCGAAAAATGGAGGCTGACCTACTTTCTCGCGGACTAACTCAGGAACAGGTAAACGCCATGACCCCGCAGGAGGCTAACGACATGTTAGCACAACCCGTGCCCACAGCAGAAGGCGCAGTAGCCCCTGTAGAGCCAGTAGTTGAGCCAGTATCAGCAGAGCCGCAGCCTGCCGCAATAGTTCCCGCAGGAACGAAAGAGGAGCAAGATTTAAGTGCCGCGCAAGAGCGAGTAAAGAAGGCACAAGAGGTTGTTGATAGGGTTCGGGATTTGCCCGAAGACAATCCAGAAGTAATGGCGGCATATACCGAGAGAACGGAATCACGGAATAATCTGATTCGTTCAGAGGTTGCCGTCCGTCATCCCAATTCAAAAAACATCAGCAGTGAAGAGAGGGCTTTTCTTGCCCCGCTCCAAGAACTTGCTCCATTGCGTCCAGACGAAGAGCCACTAACCGAGGGTAAAAAATGGCGCAAGGGTGAAGAGGTTGGATACAATGAGAATGTAGGGACAATCACCAAGGCAATCCCGCCAGAGGGTCAGTCCAATGTCTTATACCGAGTTGTTACCAAAGAAGACTATGAGCGCATTCTTGCCGCTGGACAGATCGACTCCGATATGCGTGGAGCCATCACGCCAGACGAGGGAATAAACCTAACGCCTAAAACCGCCACAGCAGCCTATTATCTTCCGCGAGGCGAGACTGGGGTTATTATTGCCATTGATACAACAGGTCTGGATCTCAACTTTATTCAAAGTGATTCGTATGTTCGCTCGTTCAAGCCAATTCCCGCAGACAAGATTGTTGGCCGATCCGACTTTATCCATAAGGACGCCGAAACAGGAGACTACTTACTTCGTCCGCAAGACAATGATCCCGTAACCAACGAGCCCGCATCCATCGTCAACTATACCAAAGCTGCCCCGACTCCCAAAGCCGCCCCCACAGCGACTCCTCCCGTCGAGGTTGCTCCTGAAACCCCGAATCTTGAACCTCTACGCCGAGTAGCAAGAGCAGAACAAGCCCCAGAAGATGTTCCTTCTTTGGTGGATGCGGGGTTGGTCGAGGTGTATAAAGATCAGCCAGTGCTTACCGAGGCAGGGATTGCCCTGTTGCCCGAAGCAGAACGCCCAAGGCTGAACCCCGAAGCCCGAAAGATCCAGATCGACACAGGATCAAACGAAGTAGTAGCCGAAGCCATCGCGAAGGGTCTTCGTATCGGGGTGGATCAGGTGGGATTCAATGTGCGTATGCCAGCAGGCTGGACGCTGGATGGAGATATCTATGTTCCTCCCACACCGCAGGAAGTAGCTCCCGAAACTGCAACATTTGCAAAAGGTGAAATGGTTCGCGTCACTAATAGGGTTCCCACTTATGAGGGTGGGCGAGTTGTTGGCGGAAGAGATGAGTTGGTTGCGGGATCGGTCACTCGCATAATGCCAGATGGCAAAGTTGAAGTAAGGCTACAGCGCGGGGGATACCAAACGCTTGCACCGAATGAAGTTCAGAAAATAGAAAGGCCAGCCCCCGAAGCAAGAGAATCCCGCAGGGAACCCTCTGTCGAGATGCGGCAGCAATACGCTCCCAAGACCGAAGAGGAGCAAGCATCATTTGATAAAGCATCGTCAAACAAGGTGCTGGCGCGAAGCCCTCAACTTGCAGTAGCCGCAGTCAGGATGAAGAACGGCGAGATCACTGCTGGTGAGTACGCCGACTTGGTGGATGCCATCGATCCGTTTACGGCCAAGGGCGCAGATCCCATCCCGACTAATGAGAAGATCTATCAATACATGTCCAAGACCATGGGGGCCAGCCCGAACACCGAGGAGGGCAGGGCAAAAATTCAAAAGATTGGCGCAGCAATTACGAGTGGCAAGGTTGTTGAATTCCGCATTGATATTCCCACATACAACGAATCAACAAAAGCTGGAGACACTGTATATTCTGTTACCGCCCATGAGCCAGTTTCCGAAACGGCAAAACAAGTAGGAAAGACGATCTCTCATCTTGGTATTGCGAAAGTCACTAATCCGACTTTTATGAATCGCGCCATTTCTGGCAAAGGCGCAGCAGTTGCTATTGCCGCTGGTGCTGGCAAGTTCCCGCTGGCTACAGTGAAGGGTAACTACGAACCAATCACCGATCTCCCCGCAGACATCAATGATCCTAACGTCTGGACTGAGGCTGGCTACAACCCGATCCGTTCTAGTTTCTTTGTGGACACCCGCAGCAAGGATGCTGTGGTTGGTGGATCTGAAGCCATTATGGTTGGCTCCCGTGTGTTTGTTAAGGATGCAGTTTTGGAGCCTCGCCCCACTGGAGTCACGATGGGTGAGCGTTATGCCAAGATCCAGATGCCGCGCCCTGCTGGCATGGAGACCGAAGCAGTAGCGACCAAGCTGGAGTCTTTGGGATTCGGGCGGGGTGGGATCGTATCGGTGGTCAATGAACCCGATGCTTCCTTTGAAGGCCGCACTATTATCCGAGATGGGAAGGTAGTTGGCATTGAGCTAAACGCCGCAGCCCTGAAAGACGATGCGGCTGTTGAGCGAGTCCTAAACCATGAGATTGCGGAATCCGCCAATGCCGATGGAGCATTGAATGCTTTGGTTGCGGGGTTGACCCCGAAAGAAAGAAAAGAAATCAACGATGCCATCACTAGGTTGGGCTACGCAGAGAAGGCCAGAACCGCCGAGGAAGCCGCCAGAGCCGTCGAGCTATTAGCCGAAGGATGGAGGGGCAGGAAGTGGTTTGATCGCGCCGTAGCGCGTGTTGAGGCATGGGCCAACAAGCTTGGTTACAAGCTCACCCGCCGAGCCGCCGAATACATTGCGGCCAGAAACATGGCAGAAGTCAATGACGCTTTCCGTAAACGGACAATTGCCGATGCGCTGGCTAACTTAAAGGGGGCAAGAAGGGTTGACTTCAATGGACTTAGCGCCGTCTTGATTCCTCCGAGCGAGATGGGGTTTGCTTACTCTATCGCCGCATACCATGGCACTCCGCATGAGATTAAAGGAAGGTTTCTTACATCTAAGATCGGAACTGGTGAAGGGGCGACAGCCTACGGATGGGGGCTATACTTTGCAGAAAATGTTGAGGTAGCTAAAGAATACAGAGAAAGACTTTCTCGCGGGCAATATGCTTTGATTTACAAAGGCGTTCCAGTCCACGAACTTCCAAGCCAACAGAAAAATGTAATTCTTAAACTTGTTGCTGGAATTCCCAAAGAAACAATTGTTGGAGATCTTGAGTCTAGCCTTAGAAGGCAAGAAGAATCCAAGCCAGAGGATTGGGCTGTCCCAGAAAACAGAGAAAGAGTTATAGCGGATCTTAAAGAAGAGATTGAAATAGCTAGAGAAATAGAAAAATCAAATATCAAGCCACGTTCCGCTGGTAATCTTTACACTGTAGAAATTGATGTAAACCCAGAAGAACTTTTTGATTGGGATAAAACATTTCCAGAACAAAATGAAAAAGTAAAAACGGCAATCCGCAATATTCTTGGAGATGATGTTGTTGATTTTATATTGAAATCAACAAACAAGAACAGAAATGGCGGATGGTTCTATGAGATGATTGGTGGGTCAACCGATGCCAAGACCGAAGCCACCTCAAAGAAAGCCGCATCAGAACTTTTATTCAATAATGGAATTAATGGCATCAAATATCTTGACCAAGGAAGCAGAGATGCTGGAGAGGGCAGTAGTAATTTTGTAATATTCGATGAAAACCTAATCAAGATCACTGCAAGAAATGGCAGAGAGATAGACATCCGCGAATCCCGAAGAGAAGACGCTATCCCCACCTTCTCCGAGGGAAGCCCCGAAGCATCTACTCTTTCCAACATGAAGGAGTCTATGGCCAAAGTGGATGCGGCGTCCGAGGGCAAGCCAAACCCCGAAAACAAACCCACCTACAAGATCAGCGAGATAGCCTCTGTCTGGATGGATCAGGGTGGAGATATCCGCCAACTCCAAGATCTTATTTCGGAGAATACCAATCTTACCCCAACCAATGCAGCAAAGGTGGCCAATGCCATTGCCAAGCAATACGATATTCAGCAGTCCATCGCTACAGCATTCATTGAAACCCAAACGGGACTATCTGTTGAGGCACTGCCAGAGGGTGTGACCCTTCCCAAAGAGGTTGACCCTGATCGTCCGAAGCCCGTCATGTCTCGTCTATTTGATGTGTTCATGGGGGTTCGGGTTCCCCCCGTCAAGATTCAGGTCAATGAAAAGGCCGCGCTTAAAGATCAGATCCGACTCAAGGCCGCAGCCAACCGAGCAGCTAAAGCAGAGCAGAAGCGCACCGCAGAAGAGGTTGTTGAGATCATCAAGGCCATGGAACTGCTTGGCCCCGTGCGTCCGAAGCAGGTTCAGGCTTTAGCTAAACGCGCAGCCCGTGTCATTTGGACAAGCGAAAAGAGTGTCGAGGCTTTCTCTGAATACGCCGCCAAGGTGGTCGAGAATACCAACTACGATGCCGATCTCCGCGAGGCCAAGGATGCACAGAAGCGAGCCAAACAACTTTCAACTCAAAAGAAGGTGGCGATGGGTCCGCAGCGCGAAGTGCTTGGAGACATTAGCAAGATCCCCGTCAATAAGCTGGACGATCCCCGCATGTTTGCCGAGGCCGTGAACTACTACTTGCGTGGATTCAAGGCGGTGTTGTCACCTGATTATGTGGTCATTCCCGATGCCGAGATGGAGAGCTATCTTTCGGGAGCCCAGTCCGAGACGCAAAGAAACCAGCGGGATCTTGATCGCGAAGCCAATGAGCGTCTGGCCAAAAAATACGGAATAGAATCGGATCAGGTCAACGAAATGATGGAGTCAATTGACATCATCAAGCAGATTGAAGCCCAAGAAAACAGAGAGGCACTGGATAACCTCTTGACCGAGAAAGCTGTCGAGACCCAGCAGGGATTGCGCGAATACAATACGGACAACCTCCGAAGCGAACAGCGTCCCATTGTTTCTTCCATGCTCAAGGTTGATCCCAAGGCCCTTGATCCCGAAGAGCGTCAGCGTTTCATTCGCATCACAAACAATATCATTTACAACAACCAGACCAATGGCGCGGAATACTTTGTCGCTGTTGCCAAGGGCCAGCAGAGTGCCCGTGAGGCAGCACAAGACTCCGAAATGATAGCCAAGAACAGGGCTTGGATCAATCTACTTCCTCGTTTTGTTTCGGAAAGAATGCAGCGCGGATGGGCTCTTGAGTTGCAGTCTGTTGCTGACACGTTCCGCAACGCTTTTGGCAAGGGAGCTATGGCCAAGGTCTACGATGCCATGGGCATGTTGGATCTTAACCTTGGGTTTACCAAGGCAAACAATACGATTGATGAGATTCAGAAAAAGATAGCTGAATTCCACAGGGGTATCGAAAAGAAATACAAGGAAACGGCTCGCAACCAAGACGGCCTCTTGGCCGAGGGAATCGTTGGATTCTTGATCCAGTCCATTCCCAAAAAAGACGAGCTTGCCTCCATCAACCAACGCCGAGATCTGATTCGTCAAGACATTGCCAATCGCAGGAGATCATCCGCGCAACCAGATCGGATTGCCATGGCGGATCGCATCGAAACTATTCTCAATCAAATTGATGGGGATAGCGTTGAGGCAATCCTGAACAACATGAAGCGCGACTTTCCTCCTAACTACGAATCTCTGATCTGGTACAAGGACACCCTGCTTCCACAATACAAAGACTTCTTGAAGAACTTTGACGAGAACTTCAACGATCAGGCCAACAACTACGATAACCCCAACTATCTTACAATTGGATTTACTTCTGCTGGTCCGTCACTTACCATCACCAATGAAGAGCAGGGCTTGTTCTATAGCCAAGTTAGCCTGAATCCGAAACAGTCTGCTTATACCATAAAGCGTGTTGATTACTCCGTTCTTCCCAAAGACCCGACCACTAAGAGGTCGAAGGAAATTGAATTCAATCTTCGTCGCAACGTGTTCAATGGTCTCTCCGATCAGATCAACAAGGCTTATACTTCCAGTGGCTGGCAGCGCATCGCCTCCTTTATGAAGACCCCCGAGGCCGAGACGGTGTTTGGTGGTGCGGCCAACAAGGACTTCTTTATTGAACGACTCAATCGTCTGCGCCTCTCCCGTATGCGCCGTGGTTCTATGGGTAGTGGTGGGGCTATTGAGAAAGCTGTCGATTCACTTAGCATAATCTCGCGCAAGCTTGGGACAGGAATTGCCCTTGGTGGTATTTATCAGTGGATCAAACAGCCCCCAGACCAGCTTATCACGGCATGGGGGAGTGGAGGACGGGGGGATCTTCTTGCCAAAAACATTGCACCCAAGACGCAAAAATTAGCAAGAACCCTCCTTAACAAGTTCTCCATTGGTCGCCGTGGTGACGCCTCTGCTGGTTACAAATACATCAACCAGATGGAAGGCCATCAGAACAGGCTTGAGCGTTACTTTAGTGAAAGCAAGTGGGATCAGGCCAAGGAGCAGGCGGGTAATATTGCTGATGTGTGGATGGTTGCACTCAAGTCCTCCGACTTCTTGGCGGCATCCGCAGCATGGATGACCTACTACGAGGGCGAACTTAACAAACAAAACATCAAGATTGATGACTGGTCCAAGGAAGCGGATCTAATTGAGTCCGATCCAGCAAGGCGTCAGGCGGCGGCGTTTGCCGAACAGATGACCGACATCTATCAGGGATCAAGTGACCCGACTTCCATGGCTACGTTTGCTCAAAGCGGGAAGACTGGTTGGGAAAACTTTGTCAAAGCCATCTTTGTTCCGTTCAACTCCTTTGCCATCCAGCAACGCATGAGGCTTTACTCCGATGCGCGTGATGCCCTCAATGGAAGCAAGAGTGGAGTGGGTGGGCTTTCTGGAACAATTGGTGGTCTCATTCTTTTTCACACAACCAAGCGATATGTTATCCCCGCCATTTCTGGTGTTGGTATCGGGGTTCTCTACGGACTCATGGGTGTTGATATGGATGAGCCCGATGAGGAGAAGCAGAAGGAAGAAGCAAATAAGAATTGGAGACAATTCCTTGCGGACCTTACTGGCAACTTGTTGGTTGGAGGGACGCCGCAAATTGTTGAATCCCAGTTTATTGATGCTATGAATCGGGCATCGTACCTTGTTTCTCTCCAGCTTGAGATTGATTCAATCCTTAATGATAAGGGTGAGATCATGTCCTATGATCAATACTCCAAAGAGCGTTCGCCATTCTATCGCTACAAGTCTTACGATAATGCCATGAGCTTGGGGATGCTGGACATTGGCATGGGTCAGGTGGAGCAGGTGGCACTCCAAACCAAGATGCTGGCATCTCCTGAAGAGATGGAGATGTACACCCCAGAAGAACAGCGTCTCCTCTACTTCTCCGCCCTATCCGAGTGGTTGCTACTCATGCGCCTTAACGACACTGACTTTGCCCGATTGGTTGGCAAGGCTCGACGCGACATGATCAAGGCGGCAGAAGACCGCGAGAAGGCTATCAAAGCCATCCGTAGCGGACGCTAATTGCTATTCGCGAATAGCGAATTTCTCCCGCAGGAAACCGATTGTCTCACCCTTCTTGTCCCGATGGATCAGGCATGTGTTGTGGGTAACGGCCCAATTAAATAACTCCCTATTCCACACTGGAACAAGGGGAGCCATGAGCGAGGGTCTGCCATTGGGTTTGGTGAAGAAGACGTTAGCCATCATGTGGTTTACGGGATGGACAAACCAAATGATATCGGGTGCTATCACGCAATCGAAAGCGGATTGATGGATGGGAGAGGCCCCGAAGAATGAAGGACTCCATGAAATAACATCCGAAGGGTAGACCGCGCCCCCATTGAGGATATCGTAAGTATCTACCCAAGCCCCCATAAAGGGTCTACAAGCCCTGCTGTACTCGTTTTCCAGAGCCTGTAGCCAGTCTTGCCTTGCGGGGATCATGTCTGTCTCCCAGAGGAGCCAAGGCTTGCCAAGATCCTTCATGATCTTACAGGTTTCAGCAAACACATGGTTGTTGCATGCTGGCCAAGGGGAGGCACATGGCTTGATGTGGTGGAGGACAACATTCCCCCAAGACTCGTTAGCTATCTGGATAGCGGTATTACACCTAAATCCCTCGTCTGTCACCAAGTGGATTGTGTTGGATTGCTTGGATAAGTCCTTGCTCCATTGTAAAACCTTGAGAGCCTGTCCGTAGTCCTTGGCACAGAATTGAAAGACCACATTGAATGGTGGGGGTTCCCACTGGTAACCCTCCGGTGAGGCTGTCCTGCATGCTGGTGAACCCCGCATTAAATCTGGATTCATTGTGCCATTAATCCCTTCCACTCTTCCCGAACAGCATCAAGTCCTCCCCAACTCCATCCCTGACGGGCCACTAAGGGAGGAAGTTCTTCTTTGGAGGTATCAATCCAGTGAAACTCTTCCGGCATAAAGCGTTCGGCGTAGGCCCCAAGGATATTAAACTCACTCAGTCTCCTGCCATCAATCTTGGGAAACCACTCCTCCCAAGGCCCATGGAGATTGGTAAGATAGTCTCTCACCTTGGCGTATATCCCAATGGGATACACAAGGGGCATCCTCCTCATGTATTCGTAGTCAGGATTAAATCCCACATACTGGGCAGTAACCCCCTGCCAAATCTTGGCCTGATCATCCAATTGACTATACGGGGTCTTGAGCATCATGGGTCTTCCATCCACAACCATGCCGGAAAGCTTGCCAATCATCATGCAATCCGAATCCATGTGGATCACATGGGTAGTATCTGGCGGGACATAGAGGTGAGCATTGAGCTTGGTATACTGCTGGTCTATATATCCATCTGGATTTTGGGGTTGCACATGGATCACTGGGCATCCAACATCGTGACCAACCGGAGCTACTGCGGTAATTGGAATATCGGGCTCCCACTTACGAACAGAGGCCAAGCAATACATTAGCCAATCCTTGTCCCTTTCGTAGGTGCGGATTAGGTAGTGAGGTTTGAATTCTTTCATAAACAGAAGCTTGTAACAGTGTTCAAAAACAAATTCATTGTTAATATCCTCCTTGAGCCATTGGTAGATTTCCTCATATTTCTCCTTGGGTACAGATCTCAATACCTTGTCTGAGGCCAAGAAGAATGCACAAGTCTCAGTGGTGTAGCGTTCAGGAAGACGGATGTCAAACCTTCGGCAAAATTCCGCAATAGCATTAGGATTGGTAATGGTAGAACAATCCACACTCCCGCTGATTACCTCCCTACTGGAGAGCCTGTTGGGGTCATCCGCCCTCCAAGTGCAGGGGAATTGGTAGAACTCGCCATTATTTTGAATCTGTTCGTAAAACCCTTCTGCCGATGGCTGATGCTGCAAAAAATCATCTTGGACAAAGACAGTTGTTGGAGCCAGTTGATCATAGTTCTCTATGATGTGGCGCAGGTAAACCAACCCCTCTCTTCCTTCATTTTTAATCGGGATATCCTTGACTCCAGAAATAGGTTTTCCCGATTTGTTGTAGACCCATAGGTCGCCAGAAAGGCAGCGGAATTCAAGACTGCTATGGTGGGAGACAACGATTCTGACTGGTTGTTTCATTTTCTCGCTACCCAAAATATTCCCTCAACTATTTCCAGATTAGAAAATACTTCCTTAACCGCCCTTTCCGTCCCCAACCAATTAATATCATCTCCAAACATGACCCCACCCTCATCCAGAAGGTTCCAGAAATTCAAGCAGTCAGCCTTGACATCTTCGTATTCATGGGAGCCATCGATATAAATCAATTGTGCCTTCCTTTCAATTGCCTTCCAAGCAATCGAAGAGGGCAGTGGCATTGGCAAGACAACATCCTGAACGCCGGAATGAATTACATTTGACAAAAACTGATAATAAACTTGAGGGTATCCATGGCGCAGCATCAGGTCTCTTTCTGGTGTTTCCCTTAAATCCTTCCAAAATTCCAATGCCCCGAGCCATGTATCAACACAGGTAATCTTGCAGTCAAGACCCGTGGACTGGATGTGCTTGGCCATAGTGATTGCGCTTTGCCCCTTCCAAGTCCCGACCTCAATAATGTGGTTGGGCTTTACTTGGTCAATGAGGTTTCCGAATAGTGAGCCAGTCCCATGCCATCCGAACAGATCTGGCGGCATTGGAGTGAAGTTTTCGTAAATTTCGTTTGTTATTTTATTCATAAGAATTTCGGACAGGATTCAAATGTGGAGCCGATTCCATCCTTGTGGGAAACAATCGGATTGACCCCGTTTGGTATCGGCCAATCTATTGCTATTGTCTTGTCGTTCCAGATTAGGGTGTGTTCAGAAGCTGGATCGTAGTAGCTGGTGCATTTGTAGTGGAAAACAACATCATCACTGAGGCTAAAGAAGCCGTGGGCAAATCCTTCCGGTATAAACAACATTAGCTTGTTGTGTTCGGACAACGCGAATCCCTGCCATTCCCCGAATGTATCCGAAGACTTACGCAAGTCCACGATAACGTCGAAGACACAACCTCGTAGCACAGATACCATCTTTCCTTGCGGGTTTGGTAGCTGGTAATGGAGGCCGCGCAACACGTTCTTTTTGGAATAGCTTACATTGTCTTGGACAAACGTTAGTGGTAACCCCGACTCGTCAAGGGTTCTTTGGTTCCAAGGCTCAAAGAAAGATCCCCTTTCATCCTCAAATACCCTTGGCTTGAGCAGTCGGGCATCCTTAAGATTGGATGGATAAACTGTCATCAGAACTTCATCACAATCAGGGCATCATCGAACCTGTTTTTGACATTACGCAAGTCAATCAATTCACAGTTGGAGTGGATAGACTTTAATGAGGAATACACGCTACTCACATCAAGTATGTCTTCAACGATATACACCCCGCCATTGTTCATCCGATCCCGAAGCAAGTTGAAGGTCGCTATCTGATCCGATGGTACATGAGATCCATCATCTATGATAACGTCAAAGGTTGTGTCGCCAATCTTGTTGAGCAAGTCCGGTTGCGTTGCATCTGCCTCCAGAACTGTGAGGCGAGGGCTTTTGAAGTCCGATGTGTCAAAGACCACACTGATATCCGCCCCGTATATTCGGGCATCGTCCCCGAAATACTCGTCCCACATGCGAAGTGAGTAACCGAAGGCCAGACCAATCTCCAAGATCGTACCAAAGTCCCTATATGGTTTCAGTAGTTCCTCGTATACGGGAATATATGAATGGAGATTCCCTTTGTCGGCGTGGCCAACATCTCCCTCAAGCCCGTGTTTTTCGTATATCTTTTGTAGCGTCATAAATTCATTTCGTAATTTTGTTTTGCATGCCAGTTTGCCTTGAACTTATAGAAGTCCAACTCTGGAAAATACTCAACCAGCCTTGGTACACTGTTGTTGTACACACATTTGGTTTCAAGGGGAAGTCTTTGTCTTGTCAAAAATCCCGAATCACCCAGAACAAAAGACTCATTGTGTATCAAGCTATCCTTAATGGCATTCAGAATGGAGACATCACTGCTGGTGTTCCTAAACTTCAGGATTTCTCTCTTGTGTTTTTCAATAATATCTTTGTTATACACTCCCATATGCATGGAGCAGTTTGCCCCCTCAAATAGCCGCGCATCTTTTAAATTACTGTTGCCCAAGAGATCCAGAAATCTTTCCCCGAAAAAGCAGGTATCATGGGTGTAGAAAAAGGGTTCATCTCCGCACAGATTGTAGTTGTTCTCAATTAGGTAAATAAGACCCGTCAAATCGAATGAGTTAACATCTGTGAAGAAAACATTGTGGTATCCAATGTCAATTGGTTCTGCCGATCCTCCCACAATAAAGCAAAATACTTCTGGGTTATTATCCAAGATTGCCCCCTCGTTGATCTTCTCAAGGGTTGTCTTGATGTTTCTGATATTGGAATTTATTATTACTTTCATTGGATCTCACGCCATAATATAATCCAATTCTTTTTGCGACTTGACCCCGTGGATTATGTCGCACCCGTCCAGCCTAGCTTTCCGAGCGTCCTCAAGGGACCCCGCAAGGTCCAAGCTGTTCCTACTGAACTCCTTCATCAGGTCATATTTGACGGGAACTTTAGCCTCCTGACATACCCAAGCTAAAAAACAATCTGGAGAACCTTCAACGCATCCATAGTGCCATTCCTGAGACACAAGCTGTCTTCCAACCTCCAGCAATACCCCTGCCGTGGGGCGGTCAATAAACCAAGGATTGTGTATAAAGAAATTAGCCTTGCTGTTGTTGTGGCCGTAGCCAGCCAAGTGCGCAGCCATTCCGTTCCATTCTGGAACCTTACTGAAGAACAAAACATCGTATTCGGTAATGCAAAAATGAGATGCATCTGTGGTCAGGCAATATTGAATAGTATCTAAAAGCCTGATGGGCAGGTGTTTGCCGTTTATGTAACGATTGGCCCCGATCTGCACATTAACCACACCCTCTGGCCATACACATCCTCCGTCAGCAGTGCCAATCCCGTGGATCTCGTCGGCCCCCGCATTGAGGTAGTATGGCCAATGCCGTGCCACTATCGGGTTTGCTTTGGTGTATGATTGTATGGTCAGTAGGAGTTTCATAAAAAAGGGGGGGGACGATTCGCCCCCCCCCCCTTTGATGTATCCCCTCTTGCTTAGAATTGCAAGGGATTTGCGGTAGCCATTTCCTCCACAAGGGGAAGAACATGGACTGTCTCTTTGCTTGGTTTGCGCGGAGCCTCGACTGTTGTCACGATGGCGACAAAGACCGAGAGCGAAACCATCATTGCTATGTATTTGTAGTAGTTCATTTCTTTCTGTATTTAGTTATTTGATCGACGTTGTAGTAGATGATCATCCCGAAGACAAAGATAAAGAGAAGGATAAAGAATCCATCAACAATAAAGTTGATCATATCCTGATCCCTTCTTCATCCAACAGGATGCCTTGGTCCCTAAAATGGTGGAGCAGTTGCCCCATCAACTCGTCTGAAACGATATCTTCAATGTCAATGAAGAATTGTTTGCCGAGCTTGCGGACCTCTGGAATGGTCATGGTCAGTTCAATAGTTGAGCTATCGTTCCATATGACAACGACCCCGCCTCGCCCCCGATTGATTGAGGTGTTGGCAGTTGTGGTTATGTGGCGGTGGGTTTTCATTGGCCGTTGATCCTTTTGACTACGGACTCGACTGACTCCAGCGTTTTCAAGCAGCGCAAATTGCTTCCAACGAAAGAAGAGAAGCCGAAATAATCTATCTCTGTTGTCTCGTCTTTTGCTGGTGCTACTGCTGTTATGAAAGCAGGGTTGAGGTATTTATCCTCACCCTTGGTGGTGGTTATTTTGATCATGGGTTGTGTTTGTTTGAGAGCCAGATATCTAACTGGCGATAGGCTACCAGACGTTCCATCCATCCAGCGTTGGTGCTGAAATCTATGGACCAAGCCAGTAGCGAAGGTTGTTTTGGTTGACGGATCAGGAGCATGACATCATGCATAAAATCCCGAATAAGATTAGACATAGGAATCCTCCTGACGTTGGCATTCATCCTTGATTGCCTTGAGATCAGCAGCATAGGGCAAGCATCCGAGGTAGGCACAGGCATCCTTGACTTGGGCATCCCCGAACTCACGGCACAATTCAAACAGCGCAAGGCTATTGAACCTCTTGCCGCTAAAGGCGAGGCCCTCCCAGAATTCAAAGTGGGTTTCCCCACAGGCATCAGTCCACATATTCTACTTCCTTTTTAATTGTGCGAAGGGCTTTGACCGCATCCCGAATATCAGCCCGAGGCAAGGGCTTGATATATGTGAAGCGATTGCGGTCTGCATATTCCCTCATCAGGTGGCGGCGAACTACCTGTTCCAGTAGCTCTACCTGTTCGTCGGTCAGAACATTCATAGTGAGTTGTCCAATTCGGTGTTGCAGATGATGCGATAGGCTTTGATGGCCTCGCGAATGTCATCCCTTCTCCATTTTTTTACAGTGGGGAACTGATTTTGGTTGCGGGTTTTGAATCCCAACCTGACTGTGCGTCGAAGTACTGTATCGAACAGCATCAGGTTCTCCATATTGGGTTTGAATTTTTGTATTTTGGTTTTCATTGTATTGTTCCGACAGTTGTGGTAGTTGTTTTGTTCAAAGAAATTTTATGAAAAGTAGTTGGTCCATCTATGATTTCCCCGCCGAAGAAGGCGAGACTCCGCTCCCTCCCCCGATCCCGAAACAACCGGAGGTCCCCCGCAAGTTAACCCAGCGGGAGAAGTTTGAGCTTATCCGCAATCGTCCAGACCGCAAAGGCAGGGGAGCCAGACGCAGGGCGGGAGAGAAGAAGTGGGCAACAAAAGGTAAGTAGTTTTTCATGCGGTCCTCCAGAATCGCAGGGTCATGGTCCCGTTCCTCCGCTTGATCTGTCTGCCAACAAATTTCATTCCGTTTTTTCTTCCGTAGGTTGAGGCAATGGACCGGAGGGTGTTGAAGCTTGTCACCGCATCCTTGGGCCAAAGGAATGACTCCCCGACCTGAAGCTTCTTGAGCATGGATGGCAGTGGGTGGACTATGGTGCGGCTTTGCCCCCCTCGCGGGGAGGGAAGCAATACCGAATCATCTATGACGATGTGGTAACTACGTTTCATTTATAGATCCCGTTCATCTTCACTGAGATCCCGAATCAGATCTTGGTAGTTATCTTCTGTATGGATCTGGATCCTGTCCCACAGGAGGGTATCGATAGCCTCTGTTAGCTCTGGATAGCCGTATACAGTGACTTTCTCCAGCCTCTGCACCATGTACACCAGATGAAGGGGTTCTCCGTCCAGAGGGGCGATTTCGGCCTTAGTAATCTCGACTCCGGTGGGTTCGGGATCTTCAGGGTAGGAGTAGTCCAGATCCGCTTCAATAAAAACGGAATAGGTTTTGCTATCGATGGTGATCTCCTTGTCGATTTCGATTGAGTAGCTCACAGTGTCTTTCCTTTCGATGGGGCTTGAGTGACGATAGCCTTGCAAGCGGAACGTGCCGCCGCTTCGACTCTATCGATAGTTTCCTGACTGACTCTGGAAAACTTGTGGGCGCGATTGGTCGCAGCGAATTCCAGAATGTATTTTTTGACTTTGGATTTGTTGATCAGTGCGTTGTTCATGGTTTTTATTTGGATTCGGGATTTTGGTTGGGGGATGAAAGGCGAAGCCACTCATCGTTGACCTTTTTCATGCGTTGCTTGAGGTCTCCTAGCTTCTCTGGACAGTAGGTTTCCAGATTGTTGATAGCTTCCCAAGCAATCCAAGAGAATGCGTTGGTAATGTCCTTGTGCTTATTCATGGTTTTTTCTATTTGGTTTTTGTTTTGTTGTGGCAGATCAGAACCAGATTCTCCTGAGAGATCCGATGACCGCATCGTGCCGTGAAATCCATGGGGATGGTGGGAAATTCGGGTGTTGTCACCATCTTCCCGTCAAACAGGACAGGGATCTGTTCCCCTGCGATGTTGAGTGTGAGCTTATTCATTGGTTTATTTATATATATGAAGGTCTGCATATCCATTGGGTAAAATTACAACATCTACATAGTCCCCGTGCTGGAGTCTGTCTGTGGCGGATCGGGATACGAAATAGATGTAAACTCCATCTACTTGGATAAACTTTTCACCATCTCCCATAACCATAACATTTCGTATGATCTTATTCATTGTTGCTCATCATCTTCCAAATGAATAGGTCTGCATCCGCCAGACACAGGTGGGGAAAGGAGGAGGCAATAAGCTCTCTCGCCTGTTTCTCCAACTGGTCATAGCGTTTTCCACTGGGTGTCTGCTTGGGTGTCTTGACACCATGCGTCTCGCGCATCCAGCGAAGAATATGGGTGTCCAGCACTGCTCCCTCATGGTTTGGGCGGGAATGGAGCAGGAAGAAGTTTGCTGTCTTTGGCCCGATCCCGTGAACCTTGAGGAGATCTCCCATCGTGCATGTACGGAGGTTGAGCTTCATCACTCCCAGCAGGGCGGGGAGAATGCGGTTGTACTGTCCGACCTTCCAAAATCGCAGATGGTCCAACAAAGGAATCCGCTTGAGGTAATCGAAGGGGGTTTCATCTGGTTTCGCCTCCTTCAATACTTTTGCAATGAGGTTGGCGGTTTGTCTGGCATTCTTCCCTGCGACTGCAATGGAAAACACCATGAATGATTCCAGTTCAGCATCTGTGCGCTGGAAGTTGGTGATGTTAAGTGGATCTACTGTTTTCATTTGTTGTCGATTAAGTATTCTTCTTCCAGCATTTCATTGTCCCTCAATCCCTTGAGAAGGTCTCCGAAGTCCTCGTCTGGTATTGAGGTGGGGTAGTTTTGTTCGTAGTAGCCAGCACCTCCGAAGGTATCGTGTTCGTATTTCCACAACTCTCCTTGTGTTGTGGTGAGACGCATTGTCCCCGATTCCGAGGTTAGGGTGATGACTCTCTGTGCGTAGGGGTAACGGACCCCTTTCGTAGTGTGGGTATATCTCTTATTCATTGTCTGTTGTGTGTTTGTTGGATAGCCAGATGTCTAACTGGCGAAAAGCTACGAGACGTTCCATCCATCCTGCATTAGTGGAGAAGTGGATGCCGTGTGCCAGTAGCGAAGGTTGTGGTTTGGGTTTGCGGATTAGGAGCATGACATCATGCACAAAATCCCGAATCAATCCTCTGCTCATATGGCAGACTCCGCATCCATCCACAGTAGTGCTGGATGGGTTTTCTTTACCACATAAATGTGGAAGTGGGCATCCCGTGGGTTGACCTTATGTTTTCGGAGGTCAATGGTGGAAACGCCTTTCATTTCCTTGCGTTCCTTAACCCAGTCATAGACCTTGCTGGCATCCTCTCTGGATGAGCATGCCCATGCAACTCGACTGGTCCCGCCTTTAGCAGCACCCCAGTGGGACATGAATGTGTCTCTGGCAATGACTCCGAAGTGGTGGGTGGATTTCTGTTCTTTGGTTCTATCGTCTTTGGTTGTGGTTTTCATTGGTGGTTATTTTTCTGGTTTTATACATAGCTTGCTTCTACTCGCTCACACTCTTGACGAATGGACGAGAGGTCAGCAATACATGGAAAGCATCCGAGGTGAACACAGGCATCCAGCACCTGTGCGTCTCCAAATTCTCTGCAAAGGTTGAACAATGGCAATGACTGAAATGTGCGACCATTGATCTTAATTCCTTGCCATAGCTCAAACTGTATGTTACCGAGTGCGTCTTTAAACATAATGAGATCCTCTTGGTCTATTCACGATTTCCCTCCGTCTGATGGCGAGACTCCGGCTCCGCAACCAGACAAGCCCATCCCCGCGACTCCTCTGACTTGGCAGGAGAAGGCAGCAATCCGTTTTGAGGCACTGCGTAATCGTCCAGACCGCAAAGGCAGGGGAGCCAGACGCAGGGCAGGAGAGAAGAAGTGGGCAACCAAGGGGAAGTGATTCATTCTTCTGACTCCTCTGGGAAGATAACCAGCACAGGGTTGTCATGTCCTTTGACCTCCAGATTGAATTGCTGGTGGTTGTCGTTCTGGACAGAGGCGTGATCGTGATTGCTTTCATTAATTTTCCTCCGTTGCTTTAATTGCTTGCCATGCGTTGCTGATCGCATCCTCAAGCATTCTCTGCATGGAGGAGTCTTCAGCTTGTTCTGGTTCGATCATCTGCACAAGATGCTTCAACACTTTGCACAATTGCTGTTCGTTTGCGCTCACAGTGTCTTTCCTTTCGATGGGGCCGAGGTCACTGTATACCATTGCTGTTTTTTGGGTTTCATTGGTCTTTAATCTCCCGTTGCAATTTCTCGTATTGTTTTTGTAGGTGCTTTGCGGTCTCTGACTCGTCGCCAGAGTAGTCGTTGGCAAGAGAGATCGCCTCTGCTGCTAATGACATTGCCTTGTATAGTGCTTGTTGTGTTTTGGTTTTCATTGGGTCTTTGGTTTTCTGTTGTGGTTTATTTGTTGTCTTCTAATTCGTCTACGCAGGCTTTAATCATGTCGAGATAGTATCCTCCGAGCTTGAAATCCCGCGCATCCTCATAGCAGCAGCATCCGAGGTAGTCAGATGCCTCCACGCCATGAGAATCCCGCACAGTGACTTTGGCCGTGAACCATGCCCACTGATCCCCAGACTCAAGGCGAGCAATGATCCTATCCTCATAGGCTTTGTCTTCCTCGTCTCCCCAAGCAGAAACATTGCCTATGACTGTGACTGTTTCCGGTAGTGCCTCCAGTGTGATATCATACTCACGCTCATAGGCTTTGATTAGGTCCTGTTCTGTGGTCTTCATCATAGTGTTTGTCCTTTCGATGGTGCGGCAGCTACGATTGACTGACATGCGGAACGTGTTGCTGCCTCGACCTTCATTAATGTGTCCTCACTGACTCTGGTAAACTTGTGGTGGCGTGTCTTGGAGGCATGGTCCAAGAGGTACTGCTTCACGCTTTTGACTGTGATTAGTTTGCTGCTCATAAGATTATCCAAAGACAACATCTCCCCAGAGGCACAGTTGAAGAAATACATCTCCGGTCTCTGCATCGTCGTTGTCGTTCATTAGGTTTTTGAAATGGTGGGACCATTTGCCGCTTGCCAGTAATTGCAATCCGGCGCGAATAGTTCCGAGATCGAGCAGACCATCTGGCATGGATTCCTCATCATCTCCCACGATCAGATATCCTCCCCTGTTGGTGGGGAAGTCTGTGTAGCTTGTGGGCTTCTCCATGAGGTCTGGCATATAACGGAACGTGAATTGCTCCGGTGCTTTCTTGACTTTGATATGATACCAGTAGTTACTACCTCCCTCGAAAGCGCAGCAGAGCATGTCTGCGACTCGCTCAAGAGGGACCTCGACTTCTGTCGTTACCTTAAACGACTGACGTAACTGGTTGTGTTTATTTGCGGTGGTTGTGGTTTCCATAAGATTAGTTGGTTTGTAATTTGAGGTTCTTTTCTTCCATAGCATAAGCAGAATTCTCCAGAGAAGTATTCAATGTGCGGAGGGTATGCCAGATGCTATCCAATCCCTTCTTGTCGAAGGATGAGAGTAGCTCCATGTCCACCTCCCAAAGCATGTCTGCCATAGCACCGACTATCATGGCGGCTTTGCGAGTTTCTTTGATGGTGGTTGTGGTGGTCATGGTGGTTGTGACTTGTTGTGACTTTGACTGTATTGGGTTGGACATAGTATGCAAGTAAAAAATACAAAATATTTAAGGGAGAAAAGGGGAGCGGGAAAATCCCGCCCCCCTAACCTACTAACGTCTGCTCGCCATAGCTTTAAGCTCGGCCTTGATCCGCTTCGCATTCTCGCCCCGCCATGATGACGCATTGGACAGGAAATAAAGCACGATTGACCGCGCATCGTCGTATCCATAGTTGTCATCGATGGAGTCGAGACCCATCATGGCAGACAGATATGGCTTTGCAGCAAAGTTGACTTTCGTCCAATCTCGCCTTATCTCGCTGGCAATGGTGGAGAGACTACGCTTTTCGGTTTGGTTTTTTGTTATCATATATGGTTGGTTGTTGGTTGTTGTTTATTCATCACCACCGGAGGTCAGCTTCGCTTTAGCTGTCTGGTAACCATGAGCAGTGATGAAAATATGGGGAAGGGGTTTGCTCCGGCTTGCGGTGCGTCTGTTGCCATCGCACAATCCGCATTGCTTGCAGGTCATTCCCTTTGCATCCGCCAGACATTCGATTCCGGTGGCAGGTATGGCATGCGGCACAACGGAAAAGGTGCGAAGACCGAGAGATTGTGCCTGTCTAAAGTTGCCAACCTCCGTTGATGCCATGAAAAATTGACCATAGGCCTGTGCTGTCTCCACGGGCATTAAATGCCAGTCATGGAAATAGCCTGTGATCTTTTTTGCTTTGCTGGCAATGTCTTTGACCATGTCAAGAGGAATTAGTGACGGATTCCCATAGGCTCCAAAGCGCACAAATTCCACCGAAAAGAAAGCATCCCATTCCGGTGATCCCATGAGGAGGGGTGGATATCCTCCCCTCTGGAATTTACGCCAGATCGAGGAGAGAGGATTGGCGTTAACATAACATCCGTTGCCACTGGCGAATCTGCAACCCATGCACTGGTTCTGTGCGTCATGTCCTGTTTTCCTTGACTCTACAGGGTGCATGCTTGCATCAAGGATCCAAAGTTGCACAGACTCGCCTGTCTTCCGGTTTGCACTGTTCGCAGTGGCGATGACGATGACTGACTCGGTTTGGTGTATAAGGTACATGGTAGTATTAGTCCCAAAGGAGGATTGCCAGCGTCCCAAGGAACGCGAGCATGGCGACTTCGAGCAGAGTCTGTATGGTGGATGGTTCGATCATGGTGTGATTAGGTGAAGGCTGAAAAGGAGAGGGGAAAATCCCGAAACAAAACAAGATACTTCCCCCCACGCATAGAGCAAAGGGTGAAGCTTGTCGGAATTCTCGCATGATCCCGCGAAGGTAGAACGCGAAGCGGGGAGTGTTGAATTTGTAGAGGTTGTATTTCATACGGGGACAAATTAAGACGGGGGAAGGGCAAGGGCAAGATTTATTTTCAATTAGATTAAAGATTACTCGAACGTTCGTTTAAATGGGGGGGATTGCTCCAATGCGGGAATGGGGGGTAGTACAAGTCATGTCCTATGCCCCCCCCAAGGGGAGAAGCTTGGAGCGAATAGGGGCGGGGGCGAAGTTGTCTCATGCCATAGGGCAAGGGGAAGCGAAGGGGCATTATGTTTCGGGATTTCATCCTACCCGAACCCGATTACCTGACAAGAACGGGGCGGGATGGAGCGCAATTGAGGCCAGCAAAGGCGGGGATTCCGCCATGCCATGATGAGCGGGGAATGGTCAAAGCCCGTCATATGGCCGTTTAAACGTATTACCACCTATCAAAGCGGGGGAACGGGGCCGGATGGTCAAGGGAAGCGGGGTGAACGCATGCAATCGGGACCCATAGGCGGGACGCAAGGCGAAGCGGGGACGGGGCGGCGGGACAGCATGCAGGACACCACACACAGCCACCCACCATACGGGTGGTCGGTCCACCCTTCTCTATGGGACGGCGGCATCACCACGAGAATACCCGATCTCAAGTTTTATTTGACAAAACAATTCTGAGTAACTACACTAGTCTACTATGAGTAAACATTTCGCACCGCTTAAAAACAGAAACACGGTTAACACGTTTTTCAATATCCATATTGTTAAAAAGGGCCTTACTGATCGCTATAGCTTTCTCTATCGGAAGGCTGGGTTTGGTAATCCAGAGGGCCATGAGTTTCGATTGTGGTGCAGGAGCCAGTATTGCGAAGAAATGCGTCAGGACAGGTTTATGGGATTGGTTCGCAAGCTATCGGCCCGTTGCCAAAACCACAGGTTTCAGAAGGTTAACAGGGTTAAGTTCTCTACAGCTTCAGGACCAATTAAGAACAGGTATAAGATAGCCCGTAACAAGGCCATTACTTGGAGTCTATACGAGGATATTCGCAAAGCTTGGATTGCTATGCATCCAGAGGGGACACAGAAGAGGGGGATGGGTATACAGTTTATTCACTTCATAGAGTCTTGGATTCGGGATTTTAAGGTCTACCATGAGCATGATGGGTTTATGGGGGATATACAGAGAGAGATTAATAAACTACAAAAGGTAGAGGAGTTAGAACTGGATAATTTTGCTTCGGCCTTTTGGTCGGATGCGACAGTAACCGATGGCAACAAGATCTGTTACGAGAACTACCGCAAGGGTCTTGGCAGGAAACAATCTCGCAGGGCATACCACCTATTGATGGACATTTATAAGAGATACTATGGAGACAGACTTGTTAGTCCAGACGCCCGTAGACGCCACTCTCAGAGAAGGCGCACATTAAAGTCTGCTAAAAAGGACTCTAGGGTTCGCACAAAGATCCTTGCAATCAATGCTGGGCCATGTAAATGCTATTGGTGTGGGATTTCTTTGCCTCAAGGTGGACACGCTGACCATGTTGTGCCATTGTCCAAGGGTGGTAGCCACACTTGTGATAACATAGTAGCCGCCTGCAAGATATGCAACGAGACCAAGAAAGACACGATGCCCGACTCCAAGGATCTTCCGATTCACATGGAGTTACAGCTACCCTTAATCCACAACTGAAGGACGGTGCTAGGTATCAACGTAAGTATTACTCTAAGAACAAGTCTAGGGTTAAGGCTAGGGTTCGGGCTTGGAGGGAAGCTAACAGGGAGAAGTACAATGCCTATATGAGGGATCTTCGCAATAAGAGGCGCAAAGAGTAGGATTAGCTGCTTTCCCCTGTTGATTTCTGTCTTCCAAATTTTTGTAGTAAAACGTAAACGAGAGAATGCGTTATCACGGGCTCCGTTTGTAACCTTCCTGCTACCTTAAACCTGCCTTGTGACTTATGAACTTGTCACAAAATGTAGCGAGATTTTGGCATTAATCGGGTCACTATGTCCGGTTAGGTGTCCGCACAGCCCATTGGGCCACTACTCTATGATAAGCCGTTATCCACCACAAAACCCCGACTTTACATAACCACGCTTGAACTATTGTCCCTAAACTATGCGTTGGGCGGTTATTCCGCGCTGGCCAGCTTCTGGAACCCTACCACGGCTACCCCGTCTTTCTCATGGGGGGACTTGCCTTCGGGGAAGTGGAGGTCGAATCGTCCTGTCAGGGGTTTGCCGAACTTACGGATAGCCTGCTTGTCCTGCATCGTCCTATCCTCCCACCGTCTTTCCATGGTTGTTCCGTCTGATAGGGTGATTAGGACTTTGTCCTTGGGTTTGATTCCGGCTTCTTTGAACTGCTTTTCGATGTCTGGGCTTATGGCCATACCCTGTGGGGATATCTTGCCGAAGCTTCCTATCCAGTTGCGGCTATTGGTATCGGTATAGGGGTCTCCCTTCCAGTTGTAACTTGTGATCTTTCCAAGAGGCTCTCTGGGTTCGGGGTTTGGGGGGGTTCTGCTCTTAGAGATGGTGATGCTGGGCTCAGAAGGGGGTTGTGGGGCGGTTTCGGGGAACTGGGGGGACGGAGGGGCTGGTTCGTCAAAAAACCCGTCTAGGGCCTGTTTCAGCCTTTCCCCCACCCTTGCGATAATGCCTTGTTCCATAGCAACCTTATACCATAAATATGTCTACGTTGTAAACATGTCTAGGGGGATGTGTATATATTTCGGGGTTTTATCGACACGTTGCTTATTCGTCCTGTAGGAATACTGGGGTCTGGTCTCCGACAAAGGCTCCTGCGATGTTGTAGTCGAAATATTCAATTGCCTCTTCTCTGTCCATACCCTGACGCATTAAGTTCTTTATTGTTTTCTTGTACGAGTAAATTGCTACCGCATGGGAGAACTGTCGGCCTATACCTAGAAATGCTGACTCTAGCCCGTCTGCTAGAAGTACTGTTTCGTCTTCTCCTAGCTGTTTGCCTATCTCTTGGTCTATTAGTTCGTGACCTGTGGGTTTCATTAGGTTTCGGGGTCTGGGGTCAAGGGGCCCAAGATGATGGGTTGCGGGAGCAGGAAGGGCCTTTGGGAGGACTTTCTGCTGGTGGGCTTGCGTTGATACCCCACAATGCACAAGTTGCCATCTACGGGGTTGTAGATGGGAATGAGGTGGCCTTTAGCTAGTAGCTTTTGTAGTTTGGGCATATTGTTTCGGGGTTTGGGGGTGTGCTTGGCTACGTTGCGGTCTTGCTTTATTCCTATTTGTTTTGCTTTCATAAATGAAATCGTAGTTGTCCCGATACTTCGGGCCATTCACTTTCCTTGCTTTGCTTCCTTTGCCTGCCATAAAATTTATTTGCTGATGGTGTGCTTGACTAGTGCGCCCCCCATGGGGATAAATCCATTCTCCCTGACAATCTTTCCCCCATTGATCGTCTTCTGGGTTTCGGTGAACTCTCGGCGTATCTCCGCCTTACTTAGGTTTGCTATTAGCAATACATCATCATCTACCAAATAGAGGAATCCATAGAGGGGAACGCAGAATTGCTCTGCCATTTTCAACCCCGACTCCAACTTCTCCCAAGTAACCAACCACTCGTTGTGGAACTTGTGGCGGAAATCTTGAAGGGTTATGTTGTAACGACACTTGGTTTCGGCCAGACCAATGATCTCCTCCCCCCTTGTGAGAATAGCATCCACCTTGGCGGGACTATCTTTCGGGGTTTGGAGGTAGAAGTGGTCCTCTTTACGATTGAACCAACGCGCAACAATCTGCTCGTCTTGCAAGCTAACTTGCCCCTTGGGAGTGGCGATGTCTAGGCTCATAGAAGTATAGACCCTTGGTTCGCGCTTTCGTTCAAACTTTATTTGAGTAAGCGGTTGAGCTTCCTGAAGCGAAGGAAACAGAAGACAAAGGCAAAGCCAATATTAGCCGCTACTCCGTAGCCCACCAAATTAAGAAATGTTTCTACGATAATCATTTAGGTAGCAGGTGTGTGTTGCAAGCCATCCATACCATGGCCTTGGTGTCGTTGCCACAGTCCTTGGCCCAGAGGATGGTGTCACTAACCACCCCCCATTCTTGGAGTAGGTTCATTACAGCAAGTTCGTCTTCATGGCGGTTGGCTATCCAGTTCTCTAGCTTATTCTTCATCGTGGTCCAAATATGTCTTTGATAAACTTCAGAGAAACCACCAGAATAATTAGCCAGAATATGCAGGCCGTAAGATTGTCTACCACTTCTGTAGCATAACCACCATACCGATGGTGACTAATGTCCAAATGATTAGGGAGAATCCAACAGCCATAACGTAGGTGCAGAGTTTCATTGTCTTGCGATTATTAAAAATCCGATGTTAGCTATTGAGTAGCCTCCAAAGGCGATAGCCATGGGGGTATTCCCCTTGATGTAAAAATCAACTGAGGTTGCAATATAGCAAACCGTACAGATGGCTATGCCGATGAAGCCCAATTTATTTTACCATTCGGGGTCTTCGTTGACCTCTTGCTTTTTGTTTTTCGGAACGTAGGGGGCTCCGAACTTCAGGCTCAGATACTTAACCCCTTTCTGGCTAGTCTGCTGCCAGATTGAGACTTCGTAGTCTTTGCCCCCGATAGTGGCGGGACCGCTGTACTTCGGGGCCTTGGGGTTGTCTGATTCACGGGCAAACGCCGCTCCGCTGTTGTCTTTCTTTTCGTTGATGCTCATTTACTTTTCGCTTTCTTTTTTGTTAATGAAGGCCGCTTGGTTTGTTTACTTCGACCAGCCTTCTTAGCCGAAGCAAAATTCTTTTTAAGGGCGCGGTTTACCGCCATAGCTACCCTTGGGGTAATAGCGGCCTCGGGATGCTCACACCCAATAAATGCCCACACATAGTAAGCTGCTTCTTCGGACAAATAGAGAGGGGTGTATTTTTTCCCATTGTAGAAGTAGAAACAGTAGGTGGATGTTTTAAGGTCCTTGTAGAAGGCGACTTGCCCAACCTCACCAACCCTTGCATCGTAAACAAAGGGCTTCATTGGGGTTTCTCTTCGTCTGCTTGGGAGCGAAGTGTGGCCACAGCCTCTTCCATGGACTCAAGGGTCATCAAGATGTCAACCTTGTTGTTTTCTTCTCCCGCGCTAATCATTACTACATGGTCGCTGGAGCCCATGAGAAAGGTGTAGTCAGATGCTTCAAGGGCTTTGTTTACCCGTTCCGTCATCGCTTCGTTAACTTTTGTTTCGTTAGGTTGCTCTTGTTCGCTCATACAGTCGATCTATTGAAGTTGTTCTAAACTTTTTTGGGTGAGGCGGAAATAAGCTCGGGCAGCTTTTCTTCTTTGTTAAAGTGAAGTAGATTGTCAGCGATCTTTAAAGACAGAATCGCTAAGGTGTCTAGGTTCCATCCCTTTTCGGAATTTTGAGAAGCAAGGAGACCACTCATTGCCTGAGATGCAATCTGAAGTCTGGTGCTAAGTGGGGTTTCGTTAGGTTGTTCTTGTTCGCTCATAAAATTAGTGGATGGACCGGAAACGGACAAAGGTTGTTCCCCCGATGTAAGTAAAGTCAAGCGGCACAGGTTCCTTGTCAACCCTCCAAAGAAAGAAAGTCAAACCCTCACCAACCCTTTCTTGGGTGATGTATCCTTCTTCTTGGTTCTCAAAGTGGGAGTACTCCTTCCAATTTGAGATACCCTCAAGGACTTTGGTCATTCCACTGCTCATGGTTAATATAGACAAGTAACCCGCCGATTCGTTCAATGTCAAGAGTAAATAACTCTAACATCCGCCTCATCAAGCATTTGCAGCGCAGCCTTAAACGACTCGCTCCAGCGATCATTAGATGAGTGGCAAAGAAACGGGCAGTACACATCCTTAATCCCGCTCTGAATAATAGCCGCCGCACACTGGCTACAGGGCTGGAAGGGCCAGACAAAGATCGAATATCCATTGAGTGGCTCCTTGGCCGAGAGGATGGCGTTGAGTTCGGCGTGGATGGTGCGAAGCAGCTTGGTATCGCGATTTGCGATAGCATAGGGATTGTCCTCTATCCCACGAGGGAACCCGTTGAATCCTACAGAGCAAATGGTGCGGTCTGGTCGGACAATAACAGCACCAACTTTGGTCCCGAGATCCTTACTCCAGCTTGCAATTTCTTTAGTTAAGGCCAAAAATCTGGCCTGCCACTTCATTTCCATCATCTTCATCGTCTCCGTTTATTTGTTTAAGAATGGCGTTGCCCATAACAACCTTCATTTTTTTATCGTACTCGTCCTTTGACCTCCACATCTTTACTTCGGATAGAAGCATCGACAGGCACAAAAGCGGGGGCTCCCCATCGTAAATAGCGTAATCTTTAAGACATTCGTGGATGGCAGCAAGTTCCATGCATGAAGGACAGTTAGTATTACTCATAGAATAGCTTGATAAGTTTGTCTGGGGGGAACAGTGCTGTTTTAAGGGGGATGATTTTTTCGGGCATCCTTGTCCAGATGTAGGTTGTTTCATAGGTCTTCTTACACCACTTGCGATTCTTGAGGGTCCAGTGGTATCCTAGTATATAGGCGTTGGCCATTTGGGCGTAGGCCTTTAGGTTTACTGGCAACTTGTTGCGAGCAATTTTCCTCACGCTCCTTCGTTCACAATCCCACTCCAGTTCAATGACGCTGCGGATATGGTTTTCAATATGGTCCACCCGCTTGCCCTCTAGCCAATGGTCGAGTTTTCTAAGGGCCTCCTCCTTGTGATCGTGCCAAGTGGGTCTCTGCAATTGTTGGTCGAGGTGGCATGTCTCATGGACAAACACATCCACCCAAGTGGAGGGAGGGCGTTTGGTAGCAATCCGTAGTTCGCAATCATTGGCCCATCCCACAGAGGTGGCCTTGCCCGTAATCAAATACTTCTGAGGAACAAAGGTCAGCTTAAACTGACGGTAGCGCAGAATGGCTCTCCCGAGAAAATTGATGGTGGCTTGGTCCATTAGTCTTCATCTTCGACATCAACTTCTTTAATCTGTTCAAACAATCTGCGGATAGGGTTGTCTTGATAGCCAGCGGTATCTTCGGGGAAACTCATCAAGAATCCCGTATCATCGTATCTTACTTTAAGATCAGCATCGAAGTCCCACTGGTTCATGGCGGAACAACTCTATCAGCGTCTCCTCTTCCCCGCGAGTTTTTTCTTGGTGAGTTTCGATTGTGACATCGCCTTCACCTTCTTGACGGGCTCAGTGCCCCAGCCAGTGACAAGTCCTGATAACTTCTTTGCGTTTTGGGCGAACCACTTGGAGTCAGCGAGGAACATTTTGACCGTAGGGTGATACTTCTTCATCCGCTTTAGTTTGGTAATGCTTTTTTTGTCCATCCATCCCTTGACTTCGTGGTAAACAACATCTCCATTATTTTCGATCACTTTGAAGTCTGGCAGATAAGAGCAAACTCCGCGCCTTATTCCATCAAACCAAAATGTTTCTGGCTCATGCTGCCATGATTGAATGGCCCCATTGGCGCGTAGCCAATCCAAGTAGTAGGCGTAGTTAGACTCCCAAAGGCTGCGAGCAAAAATCTCTTGGTCTCCTATTTGGTGCCATCCGTTCTTACAGCGGGAATATCCTCCATAGTGGCTAAATCTATTGCGAATTGTCATTGTTCTTTTCTTTGTTGATCCCAAGGTTGCACACGATGTTGAGCAAAACCTTCTTTTATTTGCCATGGACGGTATCACGCCAAATTCTTTATGGCAATATTCACAGTTAAGTTTTGCTTTGGGTGCCTCAACCCTTGGACACTTTAGCAAGATTTTTTCGGATGTGTATTTGCCGCAACAGTTTCTAGAACAGAAAATCCCGCGAGGCGACTTGGTGGTTATCGGAAAAACCTTGCAACACCTTTTGCATGTTCCGTTCCCGCGATCTTTGCGGTTGTTATCCTTTAGTCGCTCCTTGTCATTGTATGCACATCGATGGGAGCAGTAGACCCTGTTCTTGGTGCCCTTGAATTCCCTGCCGCACTGTTTGCACTTGTGATTAAAAGATATACATTTCATTATGCCTCACATTTTACAGTATAGGAGACAATCAAACAAGTATTATCTTTTATGTTTCGGGGTCGAAGACGAATACGAGCTTCGGCCTTAGATTTTCGGTGTCCCATACCCGCTTGCCCGTCCAAGAATCGGTGCCATTGCCAGCAATCCGTTTGCAGGTGTATCCCTTGGTTTGCCCTACCAACCTCCATCCATCTTTTTTGTGAATCGGGATTAACGTCAATTCTTTCATAGACTCCTTTTCTTACCTCCACATAGCCTGCCGGAATAGCTGTTCCCATTGGCTATCCATTGTTCAACTTCTTATCCGCCCAAGCTTTGATGGCGTGGATAAAGTCTAGGCTGGGTTCCTGCACAATGGAGTCCAACCAGTCTTGGATGGTAACCGAGATCTCCTCAATGGATTCCTTGTAGTAGTTGCGCTCACGCTCCGCTTTTTGCAAATCTTCAGCCAGTCCAGCATTGGCTTCTCGCAAGTTTTCGATATCCCTTGGCAACATCCCTGTGGGCAGTCCGTCAGCGAGCTTGTCGGCATAGGTTTGCAATTCGTGCAACTTTGCCATCATTGCGTTGGCTTCTAGGCGGTAGCGTTCTGCTTTTTCCCGCGCCTCGTCGCGCTCTGCCACGGCTTTGGAAAGCGCGTGGTGCAGTTGTTCGTTTGTAAAGCAGTCGGAATAGGTCATTTCGCGGCCTCCAGCCAAGGATCGTCAAGGACGGCTTCCTCCAGCCGCGCCAAGATACCCACCACATTCCCCTCCAACGGGTGATCAAGACAAACTTGTTTGAGTCGAGTGTAAAACCACTGTGCCAGCTTACGCGCTTCATCGCGTTCACGTTCCGCCTTCTCCAGCAGGGCTTCGTAAATCCCGTTAGTAAGTGGGGGATTTACAGATGTTCGTATGGAACCAACAATCATGGTACTCACTTGATGATCCCTTCTTGACGGGCAGTGGCATCGATCTGGCTCACATACTCCCTAGTGCAATTGAATTGCTCGGCAATAACGGTGAGGTTCATTTCGGGGTTGGCTATGATATAGCCAAGAATTTTAAAAGATCTGCCCCCATTGGACAAACGCCTCTTGGTGGTTTGTTTCCGTTTGGCCCGAATCCCGATCTTTCGCAATGCTGCCGCCATGGCAGGATAGTTGGCATTGTGCTTGTCGGCCAGTTCACCAATGGTGATTTCGGGGTTTTGTTGGACTTCGGCTGGTAGGATAGTTGTATCAATCATAGGGTGTATATTGACCAACAAACCTAACTCGCGTTCAATCTTCGTCAACTCTTCTTTTGGCGCGGTCTCCTTGGGGGTCGCGCTTTCTTTTTCTGCTCCCTGTGGAAAAGTTTGTGGCAGACCTTGCATAGGCAGATCAGGTCATCAAGGTGGTTTAGCTCGTCCCCCTTATGCTCGTAGGTTCGGTGGTGGGCTTGAAGTTCTAGGGGGCTATTGCATACCCCACACCTCCAGCCGTAGCGTTTCTTGACTAGTCGGCTTACCTCCTTCCAGTAGGGGGTTTTCAAGTAGGCCCTGTAAGATTCTTTATCCACTAAACAATTTTACTCTCTTGTTGACACTCTGCAACACTGGCGTTACTCTGTGACGATCCTTGTATCTGGGTGCGGTTCCATTTTGTTGCGGCTGTCTTCCAGACCTCGCTTCGGAGCCGCACCCTCTTTCTTTTCTTGACTTAATTTTGAACGTATCGTAGCCTGCGATTGTCTGGAAGGACAGTCGTAAAGTGGACGAGACATACGCCATTAGAACCTGTGACGAGGTATGCAAGGGTAAAACCGCCGCACTCACAGTTAGCCATCCGTCCCATCGCCTGAACACATTGCGGCGTGGGAATCCAGAGAAAATCTGGTAAGCGCGAGGGATAATACCCTCGGAGGTTGATTGCGGTTGTTTAAAGGTCTAAGAGCGGCTTCGGAGCCTAGATCGCAGTCTGTGGAATAAAGCGGAGGACTCACCCAAGAGGAATGAGAATCCAAATTTGACTATGCCTTTGCCCCTGCGGGGGCGAGGTGTGGTCATACGGTAGGATCTAGCCCATAGGAATTATTAATCCAATGGAGCGGCGTTTCGGGGTTCAAGCCAATAGAGCCGCTGATAACGGCGGGGCGACTGGCCCCAGCCCCGCCTAGTAACACAATCGCCATAACCCATAAAAAAACATTGAACAAACCCGCATCTATGGTGTCTATTGAACCATGACTAATGGTGGGATCATTGAGGGGCGGCTGGAGATATCTGGACGCAGCGACCTGAGTCCTACCACCTCTTTTGGGAGCGGGGCGACCCGGCATGCAAATGCAGAACCAGCAACGATTCGGGGGAATTGTCGTTGGTGCGCCACCCCGTTCCTAAATCTTTCTATGAAATACATACTACTAGCAATAATCGGGGCCAGCGTAAGCTATGGCCAGCAGTTCAACGGAACCATTGTGGACTTGGACAGTGGACGCATCCAGAGATTTCAAGGTCAAACAATTGACCGAGACCAAGACCATCGTGATCGTATGGCAAACTATGATCGAATGATTGCGGAAACTTATGCCTCTATCGAAGCAATGAGGCAGGAAGGTGAAATGCAGCAGCAGACCTACGAGCTTCGCAAGCAGACCGAATTACTACGAAAGATTGCCAATGAGTAACTATCTCAACGTCAACATCCCCGTTTTCTTTGCCTTTTTGGATACGGGATTTTTGTACGATACTGAAGCTAACGTAGACAACGAAAGGATTGTGGTTGAAGTATTCAACTACACATCCATCCCACAACGCTGTGGGCTGTTCAGCGTTATGACTGAGTACGGAAGTCAACACGCAAGAGTCCCGATCCATTACCTCCATACAGACGAAACTGGAGGGACCAGCTACCCTTTGGACTGGATACAGCTTTGGGATTCGATGAGCTACTACTGCTCTTCGGGGATTGTGGACTACTGCAAGAATCGCGGGGCGAACATCATGCTTAAAGACCGTACCCTGCACAAAGCCCAATACATGTTTACCTTGGACTGGTGCCTTGGACCACAGTATCAATCGGGCTACGGGGAACTGGCTGCTGGTCACAAGTGCGGCCATGTCTTTAAGGGAGATGGGCAATTTTTTATCCAACCCAACAACCGAGTCCTTTGGATGGACGGCGGATCGTTTATCGCCAAGTCCTTTCCAGCAAAGCCCGACTGGAAGGTATTCAGTCAGGATTTTAGTTGCGAGGACACAGGAAGCCGCTGGGTTAGCGAAAGCGACGAAGAGCTATGGTTCTACGAATTCAAAGAGCGTGGATAGGAATCGCATTACTTGTTACAAGTGGTTGTGTTTCCTATCCAAGGCCCTATCCTTGGAATTTTCCCGAAGCAAGGGAGTGGAATCAGCCCTTGGAGTTTAGCTGGGTCAATGCGGTGGACAACTACCGCAACCTAACCGCACCTAAAGAGAAGATTTGGAATCCTCTTGTTCGGGACTATGAGCCTGACTTTGGAGCGGAACTTTATCGGGATGTTGAAGAGCATGAAATGTATCAATAATCCATCCTTGCTTACGGGCCTCAATTCCGTTCTCATGGACGGCATTGTGACAGGATCGACAGAGCGCAGCAAAGTATTCATCAAGGCAAAGCCACTTGCCAACCCTTCCGGCCCTGTGATGGATGTCTGTCGCCTTGGACTCCTTGCATCTCTGGCATATTGGGTGGAGAGCGAGGTAGGTATTGCGAACCTGTGTATACTCCTTGTACTCACGTTGGCGTTTGGTGGATGCATTCCGCAACCTGCCTTTACTTTTAAGTGGGGTTCGGCGTTTTAAGGGCGATCTTTTCATTGAACGAAATCCGGCATTTGCTGTCTATGTATCCATGTGGAAGAACTACAAAGAAGAAAAACCAGAGCGTGAGGGAATTTACCTTATTTGCTCTCCCAGCGCAAACCCTCCTTACAGAGATGCTGCCTATTTTTATCCAAACCATGGGTGGAGCAGGACCGCTCACATACTTGAGCCTATGATTGAGTATTGGACGGAGTATCCCCAATGCCCAAATTCAAAGTAGTCCTTACTGTAATCAATGAAGACTCCGTCACCCCATTCGTGGTTGGCCCACGATTCCGTCGAGGAAGCCCCCTCCCAATGGAAGCGATCTACCTTGAGCGTGGCGGCTATTTCTTCGACCCTGTGGCCGAAGTCGATATGGCCAGAGACTGCGCTGAACTTTTCACAAAATACGCCGCGCAAGCGGAAACCAAAAAAAGAAAGAAATAAATAATATGACGTTCCTAGTATGCTACGGAGATGCTGTAGTGGAATTCCACAAGGGTTCCATGACCAAAGAAGACGCAACCTTAGAGGCCGACAAGCTGATCGGTCAAGGGCGCACCAACGTAAGGGTCAGGGCCGAAGACCCTCACCACCCATCTTGGCCCCTTAACTTCGATTTGCAGGAGGCTTAGATGAACATCGTCTTTGCCTACCATAGTGGAGACTGTGAGTTGGCCTTGGAGAGTGCCAAGGCTATTGTGGAACAGGGTGTAAACATCCGCCACAAGGCCACAGTATGCTGCACTGAGGGAACCCCGCTACTTCCGCAAATTACGGAAGAGCTAAAGAAGGTATTCCCAGAGGTTGGTGGGATTATCGCTCAAGACGGATTCAATGGATGGCCCCTTGGTCCCAATCAAATGTTTGCTGACGCATCTTCCCATTGCTACCAATACGAAGACCCTTGGTACTTTTGGGAACCGGACTGCGTCCCTATGACTGAAGGGTGGGTTGACAAGCTGGAGGAGGAATTCAACAAGAATACGGGCAAGATCATGGGATGCTTTATTGAGGGCGGGGTGGCTCCGAGTGGTAAGATTATGTATCAACTCATTGTCTGGAGTGCTGTTTATCCGTCAAAATTTCTCAATGGGTGCAGGATTGCGGCCAATCTTTACAACTACAACATCTACTTCAAGGACAAGAATGTGGTTCCCGAACCTTGGGATGTGCGTTGCCGCTGGGAATTCCTTCAGTATGGGCGAGACACGCCGCTTATCAGAGCCTACTGGAAGAGTTGCAACTACCAACGCAAGGGAGAATCCATTGTCTTTTTTGCCGAAAACGCCGAAGCTCAAGACGTTCAGAATGTTACCTGCCCAGACCGCACCGTAAGCCCCAAGGCCGTTGTAGTCCACGGGTGCAAGGACGGATCTCTCCACCGGATGATCTACGATAAATATATCCCTCCTGTTTATGTGGAGATTGAACAACCGGAGGAAATCGTTGTCCAACCCCTACAATCGAAGGTCACCTTTGTGGCCAGCGACAACAAAACCGAATCGGATAAGTTTTTGGCCAACCTGAGATCACTAGGTAAAACCTTGGGCAAGCCAAAGAAATCCCGAAAGAAAAAGAAACCACAATGCAAACAGAACAAGTAATCTACGAACAGTCAGCAGAAACCGCCATCCTGTCCTGTCTCTTCCACGGGGCGGTAGAAGACCAAAAGGAAATCATTTCAACAATCAGGGAAGACCACTTCTTTGTCCATGAACACAAGATCATCTTCAACTCTGTTTTAAGGACTATTGGTCGCGGCATCCATGCGGACTACATCAACATCAAGAACGAGCTTGAGGGCAACAAGCAGCTAGAAGAAATCGGAGGGGACCATGTGTTGACGGAGATTGCCTCCTTCTGTCCCAACGCCCACAACTGGAAGCGTTACTATCCCAAGCTGGAAGAGGCTCGCTATCGCAGGAGTTTGGAATACTTGGCATCCGACATGATATGCAAGGCGCGGGATCGGGATCTAAAGCTTGAGGAACTCAAGAACTGGTCAGAGACCAGCGTAATGAAGGCCGACTACCTGATAGACAATACGGACCAGCTATCGATCAAGGGAGTGGTGGAGAGGGCCTTGGACAATATTGAGTCCACCATGAGGGGCGAGCCCAAGATCGGTATCCGCACAGGTCTGGTTCCGGTGGATGATCTTCTTATGTTCGGGATGCGCGGTGGAGACATGGTGGTTCTCGCTGCCAGACCAGCAGTTGGCAAGACCAGTGCTGCCATGCAGATTGCCGAACATGTGGCCTTGGACCTGAAGAAAAGGGTGCTGATGTTCTCGCTTGAGATGACCAGCGTTGCCCTAATGGAGAGAATGATTCGGAGTCGAGCCAGAGTCCGCGCTGCCGATATCCTCGCTCAGTCTATTACTCCGTATCAGAAACAATCACTAGGCAAGGCTTACGAGGAGGTTCGGGATTCCAACATCTTGTGCGATGACACCTCTGGCAAGTCCATGGGGTACATCAAGTCCATTGCCCGTCGAGCCCACCAGAAAGAGCCGATTGACCTGATCATCATTGACTACCTCCAGCTTCTCAAGGGAGACAGCAAGAGGGCCAAAGACAACCGAGTCAATGAGGTCGAGGAGATTAGTGGCGGGATCAAGGAACTAGCCAAGACTCTGAAGGTGCCAGTTTTAGTTCTCGCCCAACTTAACCGCGACCCCGAAAAAAGAGGGGGAAGGCCAAGCCTTTCAGATCTCAAGGGATCTGGAGCCATTGAGCAGGACGCCGACATGGTGATGATTCTTCACTGCGATGAAGAGGATGCCAAGAGCCACACCCAAATCCCAACCGTGGAATTTATTGTAGCCAAAAACAGGGAGGGAGCAACTGGTGTCTTGCCAATGAGTTTCAATAAGTCTATAACTAGGTTTGAAATTCTTAATAAAAATGAAAGACAATTTAACTCTTGAGCGCGTTACTGAACTTTTTGAATACTCCTATTCAAGCGGTAACCTTATTCGCAAAAAATCAACATCCGCCAATGCTAGAAAGGGAGATATTGCTGGATATTTTAATATGGCTGGATACAGAAAAACATCAATAGACGGGTTTCAGTATTACAATCATCGCCTTGCTTGGTTGTTGGTCAACGGCAAGTGGCCCCAGAAACAAATCGATCACATCAATGGAGACAAGGGAGATAACAGGATAGAAAACTTGCGAGAGGCATCTGTAAGCGAAAATAGTCAAAACAGATCAAAGCAGTCAAATTGTTCTAGTGGTGAAAAATGTATCTGGTGGAAATCGGACAGACAAAAATATCGTGTTCGTGTTGGCGTTGGCGGGAAATATCACCATATAGGATATTTTAAAGACCTAGAAGATGCCATTGTTTCTCGCGACAATGCTATCAAAAGATTGCACGGCAAGTTTGCCAAATGCAATTAAACCTTCTTCCAACAATGGCTGGGGAAATCAAGACTAGCGTCCTGCTGCACACTCAAGGGAAGATGGACGCTCACAGCATTGTAGCACCCGCAAACCCCACAGGCACTCAGTTGAAGGTCAAAGCTGGTAGTTTTTGCGCCAGCAATTTGGGGGAGAAGCCCCGCAATACCCTTGCATCCCCAGCAACCGGAGGTGGGAATTTGCATAGGGCATTTCGCGCAGATCTCCGCCCTGCGCTCCGCTTCCTCTTGGGGAACTAGTTCAAACTTGTTGTCCTTGGCAAACTGATACATTGCCCTAACCCAACGAACAATAGCCCCGAATCCAAGGGTTTGTTTTGCTTTGGAGCAAGGGACACAATTGGGGTTACCCCCCATCCTTGAGCAAAGGGCGTGTTCGATTTGCCGTGAAAGATCAGGCGGAGGAACTTTACCAAGGCTAACTGTCAATTTGTTACAGTTATCAACCATATCAGACCAATCGCCGCCATCAACCCGTTGGTTCTCCCAAGTCACCCACCATCCACCCCAAGGGCCGTCTGTTTTTCGTGAGTAACAAAATTTAGGTTCCTCACTCATTGACTACTAGTTCCGCTTCAAAGGTTGTGTTGTTCGGAATTTTAATGGATTCCAGCTTGGAGGCAATGTTGATCTGAATGGCGTTTTGTTGGTTGCTTCCATCTGAAAAATTAATTGAGGCAGCTTCAGCCAATTGTTTGATGTTCCTCATCATGCCGAGAGCTTCCATGCCGTCAAGATCTTGGGCTGCGTCTGCGGCCTTGATTAGCACCTTGCCAGTAAGGAACTTGATCGACTTCTTCATGGCCTCAAGAGATGCCGTGATGTCCGAGATTAGTGTGGGAACCCCGCTATCTTCCCAAGGAGCAGGGGCAGATTCATTGACCAACCTTGCCCGACAGGCATCCCAACGCTGGGCATCCTTCCAAAGGTCAATAGTCGAGTGGCTAACCCCGACTTCCAAAGCAACATCGCTAACCGATCTCCCAGAGCAGTACATGGCAAATGCCTTGATGCACTGAAGACGTTTATTTTTCTCCATCGTTTCCATTTTCTCAGGGGGAAGTGATAGGGTGGTGACATGTTCAACCTCCCAAGGATAGTGAAGCTCTTCATTTGGGGCGGCGTTCCAAAGCTCCTTGTGCTTGTCCCACTTCTCGCTGTGGATAAACCTCTTAACCACAGGAGGAGAGGTTACACCCAATGCCGCCATCACATCCGCCATCTTTCGTCCAGCGACATAAAGCCTAAAGGCGTTTTGTTTTTTAATTCTATTTTCTGGAGTTGACCAATCTCGTTGCGCTGCCATGGGTTATAATGTAGAGTGAAATATCGTAAATGGCAATACCTGACGGCGCGATAGAAAAATATGGAAGGCTATGGACCCCTCGCAACGGGGCTGTTGTTACACCTCTCCGTATTGAAATGGACGCCTTTCTTTTGGGACTAACCCAAGAAGAAGGTGGACTTGGCAAGGCGACCCACTACCGGAATATAGTGTCTACTATTTGGCCAACTTATGCATGGCACAAGTGGGCTGAGTTACGGGCACAGGCGTTTTGCAAGGTAAACATTGAAGAGGATATTCAGACAGGCAACAAATTTATCCGAAGTGTTACTGGTTTAGCTGGAGGCACAGACTCCGGTAAGTCTTATGATATGGCCGCACTAGCACTGGTTAACTGGTTTGTTGATCCGCTCAACACGATGGTTATTGTGGTTTCGACCAGCAAGATTGACGCAAAACAACGAATTTGGGCTGCACTGGTAAAGATGTACCGAGAGGCTCATGCTGTTGGAGTGGCGGCTGGAAGGCTCATTGAGTCCATGGATATCATCAAGCTTTCAGATGAGGAGGGTAAGGCCATCGATCCCAATATTGGCGTTAGTGACGCTTCCTCAATCATGCTGCTTGCGGCTGGCGATGAGTACAAGGATGATGCTCAGAAACGCCTTCAGGGTAAGAAGAATCGTCGTATCGTATTGATTATAGATGAGTTACAAGACTGCTCGTCTTCCGTAATTAACGAGGCTCTTTGGGGATTTAAGGGAGCGCAAGAGCTTCACGTTGTTGGTGCTGGCAACCCATCCTCCATCTTTGACCCCCACGGGAAATTCTGCGAACCCATCAAGGGGTGGATGAGCGTGGACGAGGAAACCCCGAACTGGAAAATCAAGGTAGCAGGTATTGAGGGACTAGCCCTGCGTTTCGATTCCGAAAAAGACAACCCTAACCAACAATCTTTTGATAAGGGTAAGGGTCTTCGCTATCCATTCCTTCCAAAGCCCAATGACGTTTCTGTAGCCAAAAAAGAACTCGGAGAACTCAATCCCCAGTACTGGCGTAAGTTTCGGGGCTTTTGGCCACCAGCAGATGCTGATGATTGTACAGTTGTTTCGGACATCCTCTTAGCCCGTCACGGGGCTCTGGATAAGCCAATCTGGGATGGAACCCCGAAAGATATTGCCGGAATCGACCCCAGCTATACAGAGGGAGGAGACCGCTTTGTCTTTACCCACATGAAATGGGGCAAGCTAATCTCGGGCAAGTGGGCTATAGCCCTAGAGAAGCAGTACGTCCTCAACCGGAGGGCGGGGTCTCAGGAGGACTTCCAGTATGAGATGATCCAGCAAATCCATGATTTATCCATCAAACTGGGAATACCTAACCAATGGATGGGGGTGGACGCTTCGGCAGGCGGCATCTTCTGGTCAATCGGAGAGAGGGAGCTTCTAAGGGGTTGGCATGCAGTGAGTTTTGCAGGAGCAGCCTCAGACCTTCCGGTCAGCGCCCAGTACGCATTAAGAAACGAGGCCACCGGAAAGCCGCAGGTTGGCAAGGAATTGTTCCACAACATGTCCAGTGAGCTATGCTTTGTCTCTCGCTACTTCTTGGAATGCGAGCAACTTAAAGGGGTAACACCGGACTTAGCATGGGAAATGACTCAGCGAAAGTATGTGAGAAGGACTCGGAAGATTATAATCGAGAGTAAGACAGACATGAAGAAGCGTATAGGTAAGTCCCCCGACTTGTTTGACTCTTTCTCTGTTGGACTATTTGTGGCCCGTAAGGTTTTCGGTGCTATGGCGGGATCTGAGGCAATAGAAGAAAAGAAACGTAAAAAC